CTGGCTCGATTACTTTATATGATTACAATGACCAGAAGTCGGTCAATATCCTCGATTCATCGACATGGACAGTCGGCAACTCCGGCTCCCAACCTGGTTTCCGTGCTATGGGAACAGCTCCCAGCACAGAAAATATCATCGAACTTGGGATAGACCCCTTTGGCCGGTCAAGTCCTCTATGGAAGATGACTGCTGATATTGCAGTCCCGCATGACAGTGATGGTGGGTGGCATACTGACTATTTTGATGTATCCGATATAAAAACTTATCGATTCGTAAACTATGTAAAGCGCGATACTTTTGACGGGATTACATATTTGGGACTTTTTTCGAATGGCTCAGTGCATGCAGTAACACTTGCTGGTGTGGATAATAGCAATCCATATTTTTGGAATGGAATCCCACCATTACTGAACAGATGGTATGTTATTATTGGGTATGTTCACCCGAAGGACACAACGATAACAACCAGTATTGGCGGGGTTTATGATACCGTTACTGGTAAAAAGGTCTTCAATGGCACTGATTTCAAATGGAAACCAGGAACAACAAAAGCTCTCCATAGAGCATATTATTATTATTGTACTACAGCAGGTTCAGTACAATACTTCTGGGGGCCAAGGGTTGAAGTCTGTGATGGCTCCGAAATGCCTCTCGAGCAACTTCTCTTAAGCTCAGCATCGGATTATCAGCTTACTCAAATGGCTTCTGATGGTATAATCACGCCCCAGGAAAAGGTTTCTTTCCTGTCCAGATGGTGTGAAATCGTCAATGATTCAAACAGAATTTCAACATTACCGACAGGTCCTACCGACACTATTGCCGATGGTGAATTTAAGACACTTCGTACACAAGCGGTGGCCGTGAACAAATGGACGCCTACGACAGCAGGGACGCCTGCAAAGGCATACTATGATGCATGCGAAGCATTAAGAGCGTATCTTTTCACAACGCCCGGCGTGATTCTGATTTCTACTTGGTCACAGAATATACCTATCGATAAAACTACTTTTCTTACAAGATGGACAACAGCATCAAGCGCTGGTGAAGACTTTCGAAAGGCCATTATCGTTGCGCAAACAATCTACCAGTATTCAGTTGACGGTTCAACAAACTGGCACACAACATGGGCTACCGGCGACTTATATATGCGTGTTTCAACAGATAATGGCGCTACGTGGGGTCCTGCGATGCGTATCGTTGGCGAAAATGGCCAGTCTGGGCAATATACTGACTTTAAGTTTGCGAAGAATACTTCTCCAACGACTGCGCCTAGTTATACAGCGAATGCAGACAATCCGGGCGCGAACTGGTATGATGCTCCGCAAACTCTCGGAACTGGTGAATATCAGTGGATGATTCAATCCGATTGGCGTAGCACTACAAGACTGACTAACTGGACTGCTCCTGTCAGGATTTCCGGTGAACAGGGTCAGCAGGGAGTACCCGGAGCCAATGGTACTAGAACAGCATCGATTGAGCTTTACCAATGGGCGAGTGCAGCACCGACGACCTTTCCTTCAGGGACATCAACTTATACATGGGCAACCGGCGCCTTTACCGACCCGGCAACACTGAATGGATGGACGCATGTGCCGGGAATCGGTGCTGCTGGACAAACGCTTTACGGATGCAGACAAATCTATTCCGACACCGGCACGTCGGCAACGAGCACGATTACATGGGCAGCAACTATCTGTTACCCGCTTGGTGCTGCTGGTGCGAACGGAACAAGAACCGCCGTGCTGGAAGTCTATCAATGGGCGGCCTCAACCCCGACAACCTTCCCGTCCGGCACGTCAACCTATACGTGGGCAACCGGAGTATTTACAGCGCCGAGTACACCGAACGGCTGGTCAATCAACCCGACGGCAGCGGTGCCCGGGCAAACGTTATGGGCGTGCCAAGTGATTTATACAGATTCTGACACGTCAACAACGGACACCGTAACATGGAACACGTCGACGGCATACGCGGTGGGTGGAGCCGGTACGAATGGCCAGAATGCTATCGTAATGACCTCTCCCACAACTCCTGCCGGAACATATGTTGGTCAGCTTGGAATTTACAATGGAGTCTTCTATCAATGGGACGGCTCTTCCTGGGTCTCAGTGAACCTTGCCGTTTGCAGATGCCTTGGCCTTTATCCGTACAGCGAAATCAGCTCAGTTTCCGGAATGCTTCCTAATGATGTTATTGTGGTTTATTCAACGGATGCTTTGGAGCGGGGCGTTTATGTTTATAGTAATGCTGCGTGGGTAAAAGAGAACGTCCCGTCAACCGATGAGATTGCAAAGTGCTTCCCGTTTATTCTGACAGCCATTTCAACCGCAACTACAGGCCGCTCGGATAGCATCGGAAACGCTCTTACTGTTGCTTATGGAGTCAGTGCCGACTATGTGCCGAACTCGACTAACTTCGAGACCCTGATGGTCAACTTCCTGTATGCGAACGTCGCTTACATTACAAACCTTTTGGGGCAAAACATAACGCTTCCGGCGAATGGCTACATTAAATCAAACAATTATGCCGAAGATGCAGAAGGTTATCCAACGGCCGGGTTCGATATTGATGCTGCTGGGAATATAGTAAAATCATATGGTTCTAGATTTACTGAATCTGTGATTAAAAACGCCTATTTTACTGGTGAAATTGATACCGAAGTATTAAAAACATATCAACATTATTCAATTGCTGCTCGTTCTTGGACTTCGGGAGTGGATACACGAGCAGGCGTATATTTACATTTCAGTTCTTTAATATCAGATTATCTTTATCAATTTAATACCACTTTTAGTTACAATGGATATACCGTAAAATATGCAAAAAAAACAAGGGTGATTTTAAATAATGTTTTGCGTTTATATGACTCAAGCGAAAACCTTATTGCATCATTCACTCAGGGTTCATCTGACACCATCTCGGTATCTTTTACTTCGTCTGCAATTTCTCTTACCCCAAAAGTCCATATTACTAAATTAGAATACGATGCATTAGACCATTTCCCTGCTAATCTTCCAACGATGAATACAGATACAAGCGTGACATTGGCCAGTGCTGATATTGGTACTATAAAATTTTATGGATTAAATGTTACCAAAGCAAATACAACATATACGATAAAGTTACCCTCTGGTGGAGCATATTATTATTTAGCATATAGTTCAGGAACTTATTATTCGAGTACCAACGAATTAGCTGGCCACGTTTCCGCTGGTGTTGGTAGCGGTGGTGCACAAATATTTTCTGTTAATAAAGGCGGTTCAGGCCAATCTCCAACGTTTGTTATTTACTGGAGGGTATCATAATGGACTATGGCTATTTTATCAAATGGTCCAACGATGAATACGATATCAATGTTGAACCTGATAAGCGCGACAGTGGCTATAATGTAGTATCAAAAGAGATTGACCCGTATGGCAAATATGACCTAGACGACGTGCGCGCGTATGCAAAAGAGCATCCTGAAATGGAGCTTCCACAGTGGCCGGAGATAGTGCCTACCGAAGAAGAAGTAGCGGCACATGTCCGTTCAGAAAGAGATTACCGCATACAAAGTGTGCGCTGGCGCATCGAGCGGCATAAAGACGAGCTCGAGTTAGGGATTAGCCCAACAGAGGATATAGCGCCGGTGCTTATGTACATACAGGCGCTGAGAAACGTGCCACAGCAAGAAGGTTTCCCGCACAATATTGTATGGCCAATTGAACCTATAGGAGGATGAAATGGCAAATTTAACTGAAACCGCAAACTACGACGAAGGCGTGCGACAGCTAGAGACGAGTGAATTGTTTGTGGGCGGCGCGGGAGGCAACGTGGAGAATCGACACAGGAGGAATGGCTTGCAAAAGTAGCTGAAGTGAAGGCGCGATATCCTTCAGAATTTCAACAGGAAGACAGTAACTTAGGAACCTGAAAGTCCAGAATGAACTGGATTGTAAATAATTTTTGTCCCATTTTACAGGAGGTTTTATGAAAGTAAACATTCCGAAGAATCTTTGGCTCTCGTCAGCCGATGCCGACTTTTTTCATGAAGGCTTCTTCTCCGGAGCCTATGGCCTGACTCTCCATTTCTCCGGTCATGCCCTCGACTCCATCGATATCATGACTGAAATCCTGGAGCCTCTCACCAAAGTCCAGCTTCCTCACCGGAAGCTCGTCCGCTTCGAGGGCCTCTATGACCCGAAGGATTCCTATATTCCCCTGGCAATAGAAGCCTTCCGTTCCTGGGGTTTTTCCGTCCAGGCTGTCATTCCTTCAGAACTCCTTGACTTATCCTGGAAGAACTCCCTTGACTGGTTTATCCTGAAAACCTCCAGCACCTTCATTCCAGTGGTCTCCAATGAACTCTGGTACTTCCCGAAACCCACGGACCAGGAGGACCTTCCAGAACCCAGACTCCCAAACCCTTCAGGCCCAGTCTTCCTGTATCTGGCCAGAGGCTACAGCGTAACCCAGACGGCCAAGTTCGTCATCAGTGCAAAAGCAAACTGGAACCTTCTATGAAGCGGGAAGATTCAGTGCTCATCCGGTTTCACTCAACAGGCCGCAGAGTCCGTCTCTCCGTCTCCGAGTTCGAGGACATTAAGAGAGCCAGTTTCTCCTGGCTCGAAGGTCCTGAGGACCACCAGAAGTACAAGAATCCAATCAAAGCAAGCAGGCCGGACGAGCCTACCCTTATTTTTGAGAAGCAGACGGATGCAGCGAGAGCTCTGGGAGTTTCGCATCAGGCAATCTACCAGGCAATTGTTACTGGTAGCAGAGTAAAGGGATATAAGATAGAGGAGCTGTCACATGACGAGATTTAATGCTAACTGTGCTCTGTGCCCTTTTGCAGGGAAGAAACAGATTGTCTCTTCAATACCGGAGAACCCGAAACTGATGGTCATCGGAGAGGCTCCGGGAGAACAGGAAGAGGCTCAAGGAAAGCCGTTTGTGGGGCCATCAGGAAAGATACTGGACTGGGCTTTCGGGCAGGTGGGTATCTACAGGCCGGCAGTCTGGCTCACTAATGTCATCTTCTGCAGACCACCCCAGAACGATATCGACAGTATTGAAGGCCGTGATGCCATTGACGCCTGCAGACCTGGCCTCCTGGCTGAACTGACCAGGGCCTGGGATGCTGGAGTCAGGACAATAGTAACCCTCGGACTGACAGCCTCAAAGGCTCTGGAAATCCCTGGAAAGATGGCTGATATCAGGGGCTCTGTCTATCAGTTCCAGCTCCCGAACTCGGCCAGGACCTTCAACGTCATTCCGACGTATCATCCTTCAAACATCCTGCGCCAGAAATGGAAGCGGTCAGGCGGTGGTACCGCCGACGACACGGTCCTCTGGCTTGCAGACCTTCGAAAGGCTAAGACAGTCTCCATCGAAGGCTATACAAGAGAGCCCGAGGACTTCATTCTCGAGCCTAAACTCTCCGATGTCCTTTCCTTCTGCACTAAAGCCATCCAGGACCATTCAGTCATTGCAGTCGATACGGAGACCACAGGCCTCTCCTTCGACCATGCGAAGATTGTCGTTATTGGTCTTGCAGTCTCCGGTTCCCGGGCTCTTTCAGTACCGCTGCTGACGAGTCATGGAGCCCAATACTGGTCACCAGAAGAGTACCCCAAGGTCTTTGAGGCAGTTGACAGGCTCCTCTCATCCTGCGACCAGATTTACCAGAACTGCTTCTTCGATGTACCGATGCTTCACCGGGCCGGCTTCAAGCTGCCCCCAGAAAGAGTCCTCTACGATACCCTGCTTCTTCATCACACCATCTCGCCGGAGGTTCCACACGACCTGGGAACCATAGTCAGTCTCTATGGCAAGACTCCATTCTGGAAGTCCATCTTCAGAGACAGGGAACAAGGCATTCTCGAAATGGACCAGCTTGAGATGAGGCGCTACAACCTGAGAGACTCTGTCGTCCTCCATCAGGTAACTCCTGTCATGGTTCAGGAGCTGGAAGAGCTCAAGCTCAGAGACCTCTGGGACTCTGAAGTCCATCCACTCATCCCGGCAGTTCTCGAAATGACAGAGACCGGTATCGGCTTTGACAGGACTGCCTTCAGCTCCTTTGTCAAGAGAGTCAGGCAGAAACAGCAGGAACTGGAGCAGGACCTGAAAGCCTCCATGAACCTGCCTGACAACTTCAACCTGGACTCCGATGACCACCTGCGGTACTTCCTCTACGGGTTCGAGCCAACTGCCTTCAAACATCTGACCGAACTGCCTGGCAAGAAGCCAGGGACCAAGATTTACGCAGAACTCCAAGGTCTTCAGGTCCTGAAAGATTCCGCTAAGCCATTCTATGTTATCCCAGGCTGGAATCCGCCAGTTGCCGGTAAGTCCGGAAAGCCTGCCGTTGACAAGGAAGGCCTTCTATCCCTTCAAATCCAGCTCAATAACCGGCTCAATACCATCAAGAACCCGGATGAACAGGCCAGGATAAAGAAACTCCTCGACTTCTTGAACAAACTCTCCGAATACTCAAGGATTTCAAAGCTGCTGACAACTTACACGAAATACAGGCCAGCCTCTGATGGCAGAATCTATGCCCGGTGGCTCATGCACGGAACGGTCTCTGGCAGACTGTCCTGCCAGAACCCGAATCTGCAGCAGATTCCAAAGGCAAAGGATGAGTCTCTCGGCTCGGAAGTCAGAAACTTCTTTGTGGCCAAGCCTGGATACAAGCTGATATCTGCCGATTATGTCAACCTGGAAGCCCAGCTCTTAGCCTTCGAGACAAAGGACCCGATACTCTGCTCAGTCTTTGAGCAGGGTCTCAATCTTCACGACATCAACACCCGGTCGATGTTCCACATTGAACCGGATGACCCACGGTGGAAGATGGCCCGTAAGGCTGCCAAGGTCTTCTTCTTCGGTGGTATCAGCTACGGTGGTGGCGACCAGACCGTTTACCGGAAAGTCTATCTTGAGGCCCCTGAACTTGGTCTTACCTTTGCCGACTTCAAGAAGGCCAAAGACTCCTGGATGGCCGAGCACCCGGCCTATGTCTCCTGGAAGCTGGACATCATCAGGACTGTAGCCACCAGCAGGGAGCTCCGGACTGAGTTCGGCAGACTCCGCCAGTTCTTTGGTAATATCGAAGACATCGGTAAGGAAGGTCTTGACTTCAAAATTCAGTCAGCCGGTGCCAGTCTCGTCAACAGAGCCTCTGCCCGGATATACCGCAGACTGAAAAGTCTCGGACTCCAGGCCAGGTTCGTCCTTCAAATCCATGACCAGCTTGTCTTTGAAGTCCCTGACCATGAAGTTGAGACTGTCCAGTCCATTGTCATCGAAGAGATGGAGCGGAACTTCATTTACAAAGGAGTCACCAGGTCTATCCCGGTAGACTGCCAGGTCGTTCAGAGGTTCGGGGAGGCATCCTGATGGGCTGGAAAGAATTTGCAGAATCATTACCCGACTTCGATGTCAATTCAGTCAACGACGATTTCGATGAACCCGAGCCCAAGACCAAACCGAGACCTAAGTCCAGTCCCGAAGAAGAGCCGAGAAAGGAAGCCCCTGCCTATCAGTACAAACTCGCTTCAAAGGAAGTTCAGGAAGTCCTCAACTCCAGGCCAAAGCCCTTCATCGAGCCACCCCAGGTTGAGTACGCCAGAGACGCTGCTGACGGCATCCTGCCCAGTCCAGGCTTTGTCACCGACTTCGTGAACCTGGGCCGTGGCACTGAGTCTCCAACACTCTTCCTTGTCTGGGGAGCGCTCTGGACACTCTCGGCAGCGCTCAACCGGTGTACCTGGCTTGAGTGGTATCCAAAGAAACTCTGGCCGAATCTCTATGTCCTCTTTGTCGCTCCTGCTGGTCTCTGCAAGAAGTCCACACCAATCGATTTCGGTCAGGCTCTGCTTGAAGAGTCCGAGCATTACCGGCCGAACAGCATCTTCGAGTTCGAGAACTCTTACCGCTTTGTCACTACAAAGGCCTCTCCCAGTGGCGTCTATATGCTCCTTGCCCCTTCAGACAAGCTCTTCCTGGATGGCCCTAAAATCATCACCGCTCACCGGAGTTCCAAGCTGACACTCTGCATCTCTGAGCTTGCTACCTTACTCTCCAAGCAGCAGTACATGGTTGGTCTCGTTGATGATATCACCAACTTCTACGACTGCCAGGACAAAGGTTCCGTTATCACCCGTGAACGTGGTGTCGAGGAACTTGAGAACATCTATGTCACTATGGCTGGAGCTATCACCCCCACCGGTCTCGAAGAGTCCATCCCGCCAGAAGCCCTGAAGGGCGGTCTCATCTCCCGTATGATTATTGCCTATCAGGACATGCCCACCAAGATTTACCCAAGACCTCTCAAACTCGCCGGCTATCCAACCATCTCCGATGTTGCCAAAAAGCTCGCATGGATTTCTGCAAACTGTCTCGGTGAATACCATTTCACTCCAGAAGCTGAGGATGCCTTCTCCGAGTGGTATGCCGAGTGGAAGTCCCGAATCATTGCCGGTGACCTCTCTTTGCGTGAAGATGAGCATCGACGGGACACTGTCCTGCGCAAAGTCTCTCTTCTTCTCCGTGTCGCCGAGTACCGTCCCGGCAACGAGATAACCCTCGAAAACTTTCTTCAGGCCAAGAAGATTCTGGACTACACTCTGGCCCTCTCCAGCCGGATGATGGCAGGTCTTGGTGGCAACGAGTTTGCCAAGAATCTGAACCGTGTCAAAGCCTACATCGAGAAGAAGCACTCCATTACCCGGGAAAAGCTCCTGAACCGTTATGGCGGTCAGATTCCCTCAGCCGAACTGACCATTCTCGTAAACCAGCTCCTTGACCAGGGAGCCATTATCGGAGAGCTCAATGGACAGCCCATCCTCAGGGCCTCTGGCTCAAAGAAGGAAATCTATACCGCAACAACACCGGAGGATATCTATGCCACAAAATCCTGAAGAACAGGCCGGACGAGCAGGCTGGCAGTATGACGCCTACGAGTACCTGCATCCGAAAGATGCCGGGATTCCAGGCAGGCCTACCTGTCTGCAGGAAGGAGTCTTTACCATTAAGAGTTTACGGGATATGTATCAGAGGACACGCTCGGTCAGGAAGACTGCTGCAGCCCTTGGAGTCTCCCCGACAACCGTCAAGAAGTACCTGAAAGGGGACGCAGCTCCTCCAGGAAGGCCCATCCAGCCTCTCGCCTGGAAGGCCAAGTGCCGCTCCCAAGTTCATGACTGGTTCATACTCCAGAAGAACAGGCAGCTTCCACGGACAGTCAGAGAAATCTCTGAACTCTCCGGCTTCTCAACAGCTCAAATCAACCGGTACCTGTGGGCCCGCAAGAAGGCCATGGAGTCCTATCTCGCCAGCCTGCCGCCTTTGAACTCCTTCATCGCAGTTCTTACCGACCTGTCCGGGACCAAGGTACCAACCAATCTCATTAAGGCCTGGACGTACGATATCGACAAGATTTCAGGGGATGTGACCATCTCGGCTGTGCTGACCATGGGTGGCATGAAAATCATCAAACTGCCCTTCCGCCAGCTCGAAGCAGTCCTTCTCGGGCATAATCCTGACATCCCTGTCATCGGCTTCGTCAAGCCAAAAGCCCCTCCCAAGCCCGAGTTCAACCCGTTGCATCTGCCCAAATACTAGCCTAATCGGGCTGCTCGTCCGGCCTGTCAGAGGTCACCAGGGCATCTGAACACCATTCCAGGGCTGAGTCATACGGGGAGCCCCCATAAAATCAAGGAGGACTCCCCATGGCTCGACACCGGCATTCCAGTCGCCAATGCCCTTGGCGATGGAGTTGACTTCGGCTGCTCCGGGGAAAGCCAGCCGTGGAATATTCGGCTGCCAGCCCTTGGAAGCTGAGTAGATGACAGGGAGCCAGTTGCGCTGCAGCGAATGGCGGGCAAGGTCTCCTTCCAGGCCGGACGAGCCAACCTTTGTCAGGTCGATGAGAGAGTTCCACAAGGGGCTGCCGGAGAAGGCCAGAGGGTCGGTGATGTTGAAGCCATCGTAGTCGATACCGGCAATCTGGAAGGCATTCTTGATGATGGCCATACCGGCAACGAGGCGCAGGACTCTTTCAGTCCTGTTGACCCAGTTGCCCCTGGTTGCGAGAGAACGGTAAAATTCGAGCTGACCGGCAGGGTAGACTCCGAACTTGCCGAAGACTCTGCCGAGCGTGGTCTGGAAGAGGGAAGGCCAGTCCTCACGGGCCATGTCAAACATGGTGGAACGGATGGCCTGCTTCATTGCCTGGTCACGGGCAGCAGCGATGGATTCGGCAGAACCTTCCTTTACAAGGTCAACGATGCGGCTAAGAGACTGGGTAGGGAAGTAGTCCATTCGGGCCAGGTTCACGAACTGGTCGAGGGAGAGACGGCCTGCAGCGAGACCATTAAAGGCTTCGTTGAAGGCGTCTTCCTGGGCTTTGGCAGTCCAGGCTCTGGTCAGGAACTCGGAGACCTGGTTCGGCATGAGAGCGACTTCACGTAAGGTCGTGGAAGGAGCATCCATGACGGCAGCGAATATCTTTTCATCAAGAAGACCACGCTCCCAGAGTTCCTGGACATAGGCATCGTCAACTTCCCTGATAGCATCAGTGGCATATTTGCCGTAGGCAGCCCAGGTGTTCACGACCTGAGCCGAGTTGGTGAGAAGCCGTGAGAACTTGAAGCCCATGGTGGACTGGGTAACGATATCGGAAAGACGGGATGGAATGTCTGTGGAAACAGCGTTGCTGGCCATCTTTTCGATGGCGCTGCCAAGAGCGGTGCTGTCACCGCCGAACTCCCTGGAAACTGCATTGAGGCCATGAGCCAGCTTGGTGGTTATGTCCAGACTGGTCTCTGCAACTTTCTCTCCGAGCTTGTCCATTCCGCCACCAATCAGGTTCAGGTAGGACTGTTTGATATCCTCAAGGACGGTTCCTGTAAGGGCTCCCTGTTCGGAGAGGTCGGCAAGAGTTTTCCGGAACTTGTCAGCGATAGGACCTAAGTAAAGTTCACGGGTTCCATTGTCAATGTACATGTCGGCAATTTCGAGAGCATTTCCCCTGGCATAGGCATTGATGACAGCATCGAGACGGGAATTCCTGGAGAGGAACTCAAGTTCAGGCAGCTCGGAGAACTTGCCAACATGGAAGACACGCTGGGCAATCTCGTCACGCCGGAGCTTTAAGAGTTCGGAGAGCTGGTCAGGGTCTGAGAAGTCTCTGACGTTTGGGGAGTAGTTCTTCAGAGCCATGAGAGGGTCAATACCGTAAGGCTCCTTCAGGGCACCATAGAAAGCCTCAAGACCATTGACCGCTTTCTGCTGGGCGGGGCCGTAGACAAAATCGATGCCGAGGTTCCTGGCAATGGAGTCAGCGTACTTGACACGCTCCCCCGGGTCAATCTGGAGGAGCCTTGTGATGACCTGCAGGTCCTTTTCGGGGAGAACCTGGCCAGTGGCATCATCGGTGCAGATTTCCTTGACAATAGTCTTCAGACGGTTACTGACAGTCTCGGTGAGCCTACGTCCGGTGACGGTAGCATTCGCTGCTTCAGCGAGTTCAGGGACTCCAAACCGGGTCGCAGCATCATCGATGTAGGCCTGGGCAGGACGGATTGCAGCTTCAAGATTATTGCGCCAGACAGACTTTCCGGTAGCGAGCTTGGCTCCAAGGACAGACTGTGGCCTCGAAAAGGTCTGCTGGGCAATTTCGTCTACCTTATCCGAGATGGCAGAAGCCAGCATGGAGTCTTCGGTCGGGGAGAAGAACTTCACCAGGTCTTTTCCTTCAAAGCGGTCAGGAATGGACTGGAGAAGTCCTTTAGCCTCATCCAGGGTCCTGGCAGCATAATAGTCAGTGCCATTGGAGAGGATGTAAGTCCCTGCGTTCGTAAACTGGACTCTTAGGCCTTTGCGGGCTGCCGAGAGTGTAAGAGCGTCATAACCATCGTGAATCTGGTCAAAGAACTCATTGGCTTTGGCAAGAGAGCTGAACTGTTTGGAGACACCATAGTCGGGCCACTCGACCTGAACGAACTTCTTGCCGTTCGTAATCTCCATGGAAGCCCAACTGCCATCGGCAAGCTGTCTCTTGACAGTATTGCCGGCAATGAGGTCAGGAGCTGCTCCTGTCGTGTCGAAATCTCCTGCAAATCTCCTGAGAGCTTCAAAGGGTCCTGCCACGAAGGTCTCGCCGACAGTAACTTTCCCATTCCGGATGATAAGGTCTGGCATAAGGAAGTCAGGCAGCTTGACTTCATAGGCAGAGGCAAAGCCGGCAAGCTCTTCCATCGAGTTTGCATACTGTCTCAAGACTCCCTTGCCGGTAGAGTCACGACCCCACAGCTCAAACCGGATGGGCCCGCCGTCCGTTTCCGGACCTCCAGCTATTTTGAGAGTCAGGCCGGTAGACCGATAAATCAGGTTTCCATACTCTTCAGGACTTACAAGACCCAGGTCGAGCAGCGAGGACCATACCTGCCGGTTAGCTTCTCCCAGAGTCCTGAACTCCTGTAAAGAACCGTCAGGCAGCTTCATCCGGTAGCCCGGGCCACCAACTTCGAGAGAGCCACCAATCCGCTGCATGGCTGCATTGAGAGAGTCTGCAGAGAGAGACCTGCCAACGAGAGCTTCCGGACTGAATCCAGGGTCAACGCCTTTGAGGACTGGCTTGAGATAGTCCATAACGGACTCCCGTGTGCCAACCTTGGTCATCGAGTTTGGCAGCAGGATGTCGTTAGCCTCAAGAGTTCCGGAAGCCTGTCTGATAAGCCAGTCGTTCTCGTCAATGAACTTGATGGGCCCGACAGTAGTACCTGCCCTCGAACCTAACTCTTTAATGGAAGAAGCGACAGTCTCCTGGTCAACCTGGAAACCTTTCAGGCCGGAGCCTATAGAGTCATACAATTGGGCTGTTGGAAGGTCTTTGACGCTCAGCCTGGTCTTTGCATAAATCTTTGCCCGGACGTTCTGGGAGCCTCCGAGAGTCAGTGCGTTCTCGGCAGCTTCCGGAGTGTCCAAAGAAGTCCAGTTCATGCTCCGGTAGAACTCGACTGCTTCCGGCTTTGTCTTGAAAACTCCGAACTCCTTCCCAGTACCTGAATCGTCTATGACATGAATAAGGCCATCCTCATCGATGTCAACATCAAAGCCCATGGCCTTGGACAGGATTTTGAAGCCACCTGTCGAGTTCGGGTCAAAGTCTGGAGCATCCATCATGCTCCTGATTCTCATTATCTCTTTGTAGTATTCGCTCTTGACATCCTCAGGGAGAGCCTCTATAAGCTCTCCATTGACGTTCCCGGTAAAGGCGTCATTAACTGCAGCGACAACCCTGTCAGTATCCAAATGGCCTGCAGCATCCTTCAGGGACTCTGCCGTTTCGGACAGATTGCCACTCAACCCCAGGTGTGCCGACCTGATGGCCGCCTTCAGCGGATGCGCTGCGTACTTAACCGTTGTCCTCATAATATTTGCCGTCAGGTCAAAGGCAATACCTTCTCCAAAGGTAGTTGCAGCTCTTGACCAGAAGGCCTTCGAACCCTGAATCCTTCCAGTTTCTATCAGGTTCGGAAGGTCTCTCACGAGGTCAGTAACACCACCACCGAGAACGGCATCGGCAACCCCAGGAATCAGCGTACCCCAGAGTTCCTGACCCTGAACGGTTGTGGCAAGAGCAGACTTGACCGTCATAGACTGCCACATCCTGTTCGTGAATATCCCAGGCCATGCTTTTGCAGCCAGCGGAGCCATTCCAATATTGCCCACAAATATCGTATTCAGGGCAACAACTTCAGTCATTCTTGTGAGTCCTGAAGCAATTCCAGAGACAGTCCTTGTCGACTGGGCCTGCTCCTGATTCATCCGGGCATACATGGCATCAGCCAGCTTGTAGTAATCCTGACTGTTAACCGCCAGACTGTTCAGTGGCTTGTCTCCAGTAAACAGCGTCTCAATGACATCCTTTGCTCCAGTAGCAAGCTGAACCAGCGTAGAACTCGTCTTCATTCCATTGCCGGTAATCCAGGCTTTTGCCTGGTCTGCAGCAGTCGGGTCCCCCTTATCCATCCTTTCGAGTATGTAGAGTCCTCTCTTGTACGAGTCCTGTGTTCCGGGCAAACCCCAGGCACTCTGGTCCATGAGCATCCTGTCCTGGTCGGTAAGTCCGCCTTCGAACGAGTTGAGCATTGGAGTCCACTTCATCACGTTGTTCTGAATAACTGCCTGGTAGACTCCAGCCTTCATCGTATCCGGCAATGCTGTGAATGTCGGGTCCTGCAGGATATTGTCATCGATAGCTTTCTTCAGGGCGAGCTGCTGCTCTGTGTAGCTGAGCTTCCTGAATTGAGGACTTGTCTTTGCATTGGCCAATATCTGTGCTACTGTTGCCATTTTTATTGTCCTGACAGTTCTTTTGCTGCCTTTTCAACTTCCGGAGAGAGCTTGCCCGTACCTCCCGAACCCCCTCCCGTAGATATCTTTTCATACTTACCGGCTCCCATTCCAAAGAGTCCAGTTTTGGTCCAGACATAGCCTTCACCAGAGTTCTTCTCAAGATATTTTTCAAATACTTCAGCGAGACCTGTTTGGTTCAGTAAAGTCAGCAGATTGGAATAACTCTGGTCTACTGCATTTTTCATACTGGGGTCATCTTTCAGATAATCAGTGAGCTTCTTACCCTTCTTAATCGCTTCTGTTGAAAGATTGCTTACAAGTGTGTTATGGCTGGTAAGAGCTTCGGAAGCAGCCTTTAGAAGATTGGCATACATGGAATCCTGCAGAGAGGCTGAAGCCGCCATCTGTTTTGTTGCCTCTGCCGCCAGTGCCGACTGAATCTGACCCACCATAATCTGCTGGTCTGCCCAGTCCTTCCCATATCTGAAGTATCCTGTTGCTACAGGCTCATTCTTGACCATCTCCTCTGTATGGGTAATCCAGTCTTTTCTTTCCTGGGTCGTCATCTTATTCCATGCAGCATTTATCCAGCTTCCTGCAGTCACCGCAGCATTATGGGCATCGGCTTTTTCCTTGAAAGTCTTTGTCCCCTGACCAAAAGCCAGCCGGAGCTTCTCGATGACATTATCAGCTGCAATCGGGTCCGAAGCTATCTTGGCCGCAACTTCACTGGCCTTCGGACCAGTGTACTGCGTATTCATTGGCCCATAACCCCAGACCTCTCCAGGAGTCTCGGCCTTCTTGACCTGTTCATCAGTAACCGTTGCAGTTGTAGTCTTTACCGTACCTGCTGCGCTTGTGACCTTCTTCGTTACTGTTACCGGTGCCTTCATCTTATCATACGCAGCCCTGATATCCTCAGGCTTTGATGTCGTCACCATGTCATAGAGGTCTGGATATTCCTGAATGATTTCCTTAGCCTTTGTGGCATCGACATTCAGAGCCTTCATGAATGTACTGAGATATCCTTTATTTTCCTTCGAGAACGCACGGGCAACCTGCAGGTCTCCTGCACTCGCCGGTTCGTATTCTCCAGGCTTCTTACCCTGTTTCACAAATCCCTGTCCGGGAATTATTTTCAGTCCATTTCCGTCCAGGATATCCTGCAACATTATATTGGCAAACAGCGGGTTCAGGGCACTGTAATTCTTCTGTATTTCAGGGAAGTGCTTCTTTATGGCATCCATCGTTGCCGGGTCTCCAAGACTGTCCGTGTACGGCGCTGTCGTCACTAACGGCTGTTTCCCTGCTGTCTTATCGTCCGATACCAGTACTCTTCCAGCCCTGTTTGCAGCGACAGCCTCAGCAGCCTGCTTGCCCTGTGTCTTCAGCATCTCCTGATTCCATTTAACTCCCAGAAGTCCCTGGCTCTGTCTTTGCCCCGGCTGGTATGATGCAGTTTCCATCGGAATGCTGGCAGTCCTGGAAATTTTCACTCCATTATCCGGGGTCTCTGCTTCTCCGATTGGCACCATACCCATCAGCAGTCTCCACAGTCCAGGGGCAGCTCCAAGACCCAAGATTCCTCCTAAGCCTATAGCCCTTCCTGCAGCGGAGTTATCCATGACTCCCTGGGCCCTGCCAACCAGCTTGTCTATCCCCGAATTCACCTTCTGAACTGTATTGACATAGTTTTGCCAGAGCTGCTGTATTTCTCCAGGTTTCTTCCCTATTGCCTTTTCAGCATCTGCAAAGTAGTTGAACGCTAACGAGTTTCCCCCAGACCCGGACGCTGGAGTAAATGCCCAGTTAATGAACTGTTCAGGAGTCATATTCTCCTGAATCTTAATCCCTTTACTCTGAGCATATTTCTTCAAGTTCAGTGCCGTATCCAGCGTAATTGTCTCTATCTGCTTTCCATAGTCCTGTGGTCCGCTTTCTACAGGCCGGACGAGCCCCCCCTGATTGACCCCCTGAGCAGCAGTGGCACCTTGGGCAACAGCAGCGGGAGCAGTTTGAGCAGCAGCAGCACTGGACTGGGCTGGAGGAAGACCAGCAGCCTGGCGGGCACGGGCAGCTACTTCCGGGCTAACGGCTGCAGGATTGTAGACTCCACCAGGAGCTGTCGTAGGAGCGACATAGGTCCCACCAGCCGAAGTTCTCCCTTGAGCAAGCATCTGCGCCCTCACAAGAGCATCCTGTTGCTCCGGAGTCAGTTGAGCTTGTGCAACAGCCTGTTGTTGCACAGCCGCTTGTGCTTGTGCTGCAGCCTGAGGTTGAGCTTGAGGTTGGGCTGCTCGTCCGGCCTGTGCTTGAGCAATTATCTGGGCAATCGCCTGAGGTGGCAGTTGAGCCATTCCAGCTCCTGGAGCTGCTGGAGGTTGGGAGTTTGAAGGAGTTGGCCCCTGGACCCCGGCCTGAGGCTGTACCTGACCTTGGGATGCTGCCTGAGCTGCAAGCTGAGCGGCTCCCTGGACGTTCCCGGACTTAATCAGATTGCTGATAGCTGCAAATACCTGCTGAGCAGGGTCTCCGGCTCCAGTCTGGACTCCGAAGGACGGCTGAGGAACAGGTACCTGCTGCTGATTGCCGTTCGGATACGGAGTTGGTATTGGACTTGGATACGGTCCGAGCCCAGGCTGTGGATTCGGAAGCGGTGTCGGTACTGGCTGAGGTACTGGTCCTGGTTGTGGAACTGGTTCTGGAACAGGAACTGGTTGAACATAAGGATTTACATAAGGATTGACTTCCGGATTGACTTCCGGATTTACCTCAGGATTTACTTCAGGATTCGGTGGGCCGGGCGGTGGAGGCGGTGGAGGAGTTGGAAAGACATCGAAATCCCTCTCACGGCCAATGTACTTCTTCTCTTTGTCATCCGGTGGCTTAATCTCATCTTTCTTCTCGACTACTGGAGGATTGACTTCTTCAGTAGGAGGTGGCGGGTTCTCTGTTTGTCCAGGAATGGTCATCCCCTGATTTCTGGTCAGTAAGAAACTTTGCAGGGTTGGGAGGGACCAGTTTGCTCCATTGGCATTGTATTCATGAGAACGGGATATCATCTCAAGAAGCTGGTCACCGGAGAGGCTCTGGCCAGTAGCCTGTTTGATAGTCTTACCGAGGAGCTTCATGGCATCGACGCCGATATCCTCACCAAGGAAGGCCTGTAAGGGAAGACCAGAGGCTTCCAGAGCTTTATTGAAGAGAGCAAGGGCTGCAGGAACATAGTCCTGAGCCTGTTTTTGGCTCTGGAGCTGGAGAGCCTGAAGACCCTGAAGAGCAGCAGTCAGACCTTTGACATCATTTTGAAGCGTAGCGGCAGTGTCAAACGAAACACCACCGCCCTGTATTGTCGCCATTTAGTCCTCCTTAAACCATCGTCGCAATCAGAGGAGCGAGACCTGCAGCAGCCTGCCCGGCGCCTGACAGATAACTGAGAAGGCCAGGATTGTGAGCGTACTGCGGGCTGTAGTAGTATGGCTCGTTGAGCTGTGTTCCAGCACCATAGAGCTGGCCTAACAGAGCTGCATAGGTATTCGCCGAGTTCTGGTAGCCCTGGCCTGCTGTCGCATAGGCAGCCGTCTGACCCTGCTGGGCATTAAGACCCAGGTTAGCGTATCCTTGAGCCATATTCTGTTGGTTCAAGCCTGCCTGCCCGTAAAGACTGGCAAGATTCTGATAGCCCGAAGCAGCATTGCCGTAGAGATTTCCTGCAAGCTCATTTGCCTGAAGTCCGAGCTGACTGGACTGTAGAGCACCCTGAAGTGCATTCTGGTAACCGGAGCCAATAAGGCTTCCAGCCTGTCCCTGGAGACCAGCCAACTGATTCTGGTACGCCTGGGCTCTTGTATTCGCCAGGTTGGACTCCATTGTCAGTACCGGATTCGCTGTAGCCTGAGTCATTGCATTGACAGCAGCTCCTGAGTTTAAGAGACCTGCATTGGCAAGCTGAGTTGCAGCCTGTCTTCTTGCTTCGGCTCCTGCAGCTTCAGCCTGTGCCCTTCCGGTACTGTACACATCGGAAAGAGCTCCGGAGATATTCTGATTCGCTATCTGGGCAAGCTGTGGATTCATCGACATGTATTGGTTTACTGCAGCATTCGGGTCGGATGCAATGTTCCACATTGAAGAACCTTGAGTCTGCATCTGCTTTGCATAATTATTCAGATTCCCTGCCATCCCAGACATATTGGCCAGTTGTCCAGCACTCTGGTTACCCTGGGAACCCATCATATCCAGGTATCGGTCAGCACTTCCATTTAGGGCTTTCTGGCTGCCATAGGCCTGGTTGAGGATGTTCTGGTAGCCTTGAGCAGTATTCATTACATTCTGATAGTTCTGGGCAGCATCTGAAATGTTCCCGCCCATGGAACCGCTGTACTCGTTTATGCCGCCATAAATCTTGTTGAGATAGTCGTTATAGGAGCCTTTGTTTATCAGTGTGACGTCGTTCGGGCTGCCCAGTGTCTGATAACTCCCATTGAAAGCTCCGTTGACCGTCTTCCCAACCGAATCGCCCCATGAACCTGAACCACCAAGTCCCTGGCCAACTGTGCTCCCAAGAAGGCTGCCGCCAATCAGTCCTATAGGGCCTCCTAAGAGCGTCCCTAAACCCCCACCGACTATTGCTCCCCAATCTGTACTCATTGTCCACCTCCTCTTGCCTTAAGCCGCAAAGTCAGCTCAAGGAGAGTCCACGGGTCTCCTGATGACCTAAATTCCAGTCTAAAGCGAATCACATACCCAGTCAATCGGAAGTCTATTTCCGTTGACTCCTGGAATGTCCTTTGCCCTAAAAACTTCCATGTCTTCCCGCAGTCTGTAGACCCGGAGACCCTGACCTGTATCGGGCTCTCCGAGTCCCGTTCTCTCAACCTGACTTCATAAACCGTCTTCTGTATGTCGGCTGCTCCAAAGTCATAGTCCTGTGTCTCCAGGACACTGACCGTTTCTTCCTTGGCATCAGCCTCATAGGAATAACAGAAGCCCAGACTGTCCAGAAAGAATATCCTCTGCCCTCTGAAATCTCCGACAAGAGCTGCATAGTTCTCATTTGTCAGCGGACTCGACTCATAGTCCCAGACCTCCGGAGCATCTTCATACAGCAGCTCGTCAATAAAGTCCGTGGCCGATATCCCTCTCAAACTCTTGTCAGTGCTTAAGATAGACCAGCCTTTAGACTTGTAGTTCCAAATCCATACCTGGTTGATGACTCCCGTTGTCTGCCCGGAGACTCCAACCAGAACTCTCGAGTTTACCGGGTCAGGGCACAGGATGACGCTCTCCGGGTTCTTCATCGGGAACATCCTGTTTGCTACCGGAGACCCTATCTTTCCGAGCTGTGGATACCCCTGGTCAAGCCCAATCGTGTAGATATCGTCAGGGCCTACAAATATCACCGAGCCCATCAGACCTGCAAATCCTCTTGGTCCTATCGAAGAAACACTTCCTGCCTGAATCTCTATGAATGCATAAGGCAGTATGCTTATCGTTGTCTCTTTTCCATAGAATATCCTGTCCGTCGTAAATGCAATCAGTAAATCTTCAATTCCGATAAGACCTGTAATCTCTCCATTTCCACCCAAATCTTGGTAGTTCTCTGCAGGACTCTCAATCTGGGCTCCAGGGCCCCAACCCAGAACTTCGCTCCACCGGACTCTTACCCGGTGTATCCCATCCGGCTCCATCGGTGCTCCAAAGTACAGTCTTTCCTTGAATATCGTTACCCACTTCGCCTGACTCATTGTCTCGGTGCTGTCATCCAGTGAGTTCACTACCGGTACGAATCTCAGATACCTCCCATCAAACCGGAAGACCATTCCACTCTTTCCATCGACAAGCCATGCAAATCCCCTGCCCAGGGACCAGCTAACTTCAGTTCCTCTAAAACTCTTCAAGACTCTGCAAGACCCTCCAAAACCCCCGACAATCTCCGGGATGCCCAGATACGTCTTTCCTTCATTCTCCCAGACCCCACCAATCTGACAGGCCGGACGAGCATCCCCTTCAACCAGGTCGCCTATGGAGATACGGTAGCCGGTGCCTTCAAGGACAAGGATGGTATTGCCATCGTTCTCATAGGTGCTGGAGATGGTAAAGTCTTTGAGCCAGGGGATTCGGTGAGGCTCGGTGCCAGGATTGAAAGAGTACAGGTACTTGTTGGTCAGGATGACAGGATAGCTGTCACCCGAGGTATCCTTGACCACGAAGAAGTCTTTCTGAATCTCGTCGGGGTCCAGGGGTACTGGAATGCTGTTGGCGAGAAACATGGTTCCAGACCTCCGGAGACCCTTTTCGGTGGCTTCGAAATTCTCTGCCCAGAAAACTGCTCCCGGCTTGAGCTCGGACTCGGAGCCCTCGGTGACCATGCCGGCAGACAATGGCCGTACCGGGAGAGTCTGAGAACCTACAAACTGGCTGGAACCTAGTGCTGCCATTATTTACTCCGTAAACCCAGATAAAGCGAGAGACCACCCGAAGCTATCAGACTAACTCCCAGAATGGCGTTGTCGGTCGTTAACTTCTTTGATAATGCTATTGAGTTCGTTAGTTGCTCCCTGTATATCCCCAACTGAGTCTGCAAGAGACTGAGCTGTGCTTTCTGCGCTTCTAATGCTGCTGTCCACTCCTGCTGCTCCTTCTCGTGCTGCATCTTCATGTCGCTGAGCTGACTCTGCAAGGTTGCGATTAGCTGCTTCTGCTGCGAGTTCTCCTGCGTTATCTGCTGTACCAACTGCTGGATTCTTGTCCACTCGTCGTCGGTCAGCGTTACCTCTGCCTGCAAAGAACCCAAGGAGCCCAATAAGAACACCACCAGCAGCAATAATCCAACCTTTTGCTTTCTTCCAAAACTTTTCCACATTGTCAGCCCTCCCTGGTGAACTTGCCGCTGGCTGCTAGAGCTGCCCCGAATCCGACAATAAAGGCAGGCTCGTAACCCTTCCAGAGCCACCCGGCAACCCCGGCGCAAATCAGTAAAACCCCAAAGACCTTCGTTACATCGCCATCCCATTCATTGTCCGTGAACAGACTCTTAATAAACTGCTTCATGAAGGAATCTCCTTGTAAATCCTTACCGAATCTACGTGCCCGCTCGCCCTTGTCAGCGAGTTCCCAAGCGGGTCCCAGTCCTCCAGCGTGAAATGCTCCATCTTGTCCTTCGACCAATGCAGGACTACAAATTCATCCTTTTCCGGTTTGTAACTGGCTTCTCCGAACCTCACCGTCCACTTCTTCCCTGAGAGTTCCCTGACCAATTCCTCAGGTCTTCTGATGTAGCAGTCGGCTCTGATAATGCCCTCATCCAGAAACTTCTTGTACCATCGGATAGCATCCAACTCCTTCCCAAACCTTTTTAGAAGGCACAGGAAGTAACAGCCGAAAGAACCAATTTTCTGAGACCACAACTGAACTGGCTCATCTGTATTCATGTCTTTCCTCCCGTCAGCAACCAGAATAGAACCGAAACGACAAGACCTGCAATAACTGCCGAAATCACTGACTCCCCGACTCTGCTGGACTTGTTCTCCAGAGCAAAGACTCTCGCATCCAGCTTGGCAAACATCTCGTCCTGTTTCGTCTCAATCTTCTCAAGACTCTTCAGAATGGAGTTTACCTTTTCATCCGATACTGCAATGTCAGTTGCAGAGCCCTGAGTCCTTTCTTCCATTGAATCAACCCTCTTTTCCAGCTCTGCCACTCTGTGTTCCATCTTCAGATGCTCTTTACAGCAGTCTGGTTCCGTCATACAACCTCCCAGATATCACCTGGATTAGCCGCACCCACTGCACCATACACTCCAAGAACCTTCACAACTCCACCACCCGAATCTTTATGCTCTGAGTATATCGTGTATATCCCAGGATTCAGCATCATGACTTGATAGGTTGTCACCCCGAATAGAGTATAATTTACATCGTGACCAAATAGAAAAACTCTAAGGTTTCCATCTCCATTGTTGTCAAATAAGACTGTCAACGGCTTCTTGACTTTCAGTGTTACTGTCTGATTTGGCCCGATATTCAGGGTCAGCAGGGGACTACTCTCAGAAGTTGCTGCCGCATAGTCATTAACGCTTTCTGGACTTATAGCCTGCCCATCGACCAGGCTGACAATAGTTCCTGCATTGAACTCCGATGCCGGCAGGGCTGCATCTGCTTTAGCCCCTTGAGCCGCTGTTGCAAAGTCTGCTGGACTCTTTCCTTCCAGTACCAGGTTCTTCACTGCCTGCAACGTGACAATCTTTCCCTTAGAACCGTCAGCAGAATCAATAACAAAGACCTTGTCTTCCAGGCCTGGAACCGTCTTGTTGCCCAGGGCAAGCGCAAGAGCCCATATCCTTGCCCAATCCAGTTTGCTCAGCACAGTCTCTGCCAGGTTCTGCAGCGTTACAATCTTTCCCGACCCTGGTGCTTCCGAATCCATCAGCAGGAATCCATCCGCATTAACCGGGCTCGCCTTCATCTGCAGACTCAAGATATCCAGCAGCACCGAGTCCAGGTTGACCGTAACCCCATACCATGCCGAGTTTCTCCTGACATAGAGCTGCTGTGTACTCGGCTTGAACCATATCCTGCCAACATCTATCCCAGTCTCTGCAGCCGCTGTATCCGGTATTCCTGGCCCTGGGTCAGTCTCCGAAACCCATACCCGTGCAGAGCCCATCCTATGGGAACCCTGTTCACCCTGAGACCCAAAGTCAAAGTTATGCTCAAGAGCAATCCTTTCCCGGATTGCCTGTTTAGTCTCAACGATATAGGTATCCGTTCTCCCGACTTTCCCCTGAGAGTCCGGCTGATTATCTTCAATCTGTGTCCATATCTTTTCCATTAGAATCCCTCCGAAACTACCTTGAACTGTCCGCTTGTTGCTCCATCCTGCAAGTCATACTCCGTTCTTGTTGTCTGCATGAAGTCTTCCAAATCCTTCCTGACCGCATACGCATCGTTGGTCTCAAGACTCCTCTCAAGACCCCACCATTTCCCCCAGAGTATTAAGCCCCAGTGGAACTGTACTGGCAGTTCCGGTTCATCATCCGGCTCCGACACCAGTGCAGGAGCCCTCATGACCCTCACTTCCATCTCAAAGCCATCTTCAGGCCACTTGTCAACCTCGAATCCTCTCGGAATCTTCCTGAATGCTGTTGGCTCTCCGACCTCCATACCTCCCGACCACTGAAACCCTGTAGTCAGTTCCAGCTCCGTATCTCCAAACCCCACCCCCAGAACTTCCATCACTCTGGAACCCAGTCCAAACCTTCTCTGGTATACCTCCAGGCTGTCTCCAACACTGAACTCACCTCTCTGATTGACGACTCCAATAACTCCCCCGGACACCCCTCTTAGTATCATCCCTTGAGAACCTGCCTGGCTCCTGACCATTCTCCCCGACAAGTCTCCACTCAGTCCGTCTACTACAAGCAGGCCGGACGAGCTAACCCCAGTTACCGTTCCCCTGGGGTGCTGAACCTGAACCCATTGGGAGTCTTCAAGATGGCGCATCCGAATCTGACGGCTGTTAGGCCATTTCCAGGTAGACAGCGCCAGAATGCCTTCATTGACGACATTGACAAGCTGCTTCCACGCCTTACTGGACTGGTCGGGCTCGTCCGGCCTGCTCTTCCAGAAGTCAAGGTCGGAAGGCTCGCCAAGAGATTCCCAGATTTCATTGATTATGGTAAGTAGTTTCATGCAGTTTGCTCCTGTGCACAGCCATTCCGGTAGCAGTACCAGTGCCCTTTGATATGGGCCATTTCGGAAAGAGGACGGTCTTCAAGGCACATGTAGCAGGTTCCCCAGGCCCCACGGAGACCTGATTGGGTTCCCCTGAAAGACAGCTCCATGGTGTACGGCTTGAGGCCTTGAGGTGGATTGTCTTCAGTGCTCCAGACAAGGGTTGAGGGTTCGGGGTCAGGGTCGTCAGTAGTACGCCAGGCATAGAGGGGAGTTCCATCCTCTTTGAATTTAACTACCTGAACCCGGGAAGAATTGATTTCCATCTTGGACTCCTAGAAAAAAGGGGCTCCCGCAATAGAAGCCCCCTTGAAAACCCCTACCTGGAAGGTTCCTCCTGATTAAGTAGCACCAGCAGAACCATAGCAGGGCTTGTAATCAAAGACCGCAACAGCAAACCGCATGACCAGCTTGTAGAGCTCGTTACCAGTTGCAAAATCAGAAGAACTGGAAACGGTCGGCTGCTTTTTCCACATGAACCGGAAATCCTGTTTGTCTCCAAGGAGGAACCAGGAATTGTCGTCAGTCAGATAATGACTGGCAAAGATTGTCCAGCTGTCCACAAGGCCATTCGACGGATTGAGACCGTTCATGAGAGGGCCATTTCCGGGGGCCACGGAATCACCAGCACCTACAGTGACATAGCCACCAGTGCGGCTGGTATAGTCCCAGACACGGCCTGTTGCTTTGAGCAGGTCATTGGCAGCCCACTTCAGCTTGGTAGGGATGAGCAGAACTCTGGGCCTGACAATTATCCGGAGACCAGCTTCGTTGACCAGGTTGTCGTAATACTCAAAGGCAGCGGTCAGAGAAGTCGTTGACAAATCTGCAGAAGCCTTGTTGTTGATGGTGACTCCACCCTTCAGCGTAGTGTGGTTGTTGGAAAAGACAGGGAGACCATCCCAGCCGGTTACTGTTGAGAAGCCGTTGTTGAACAGATTGAAGAAGTTGTACTCTTCGCAGTAAACAGCAGATTCGGACAGGCTGGAGCTCATCTTCGAGGACATCTGGAAGAGCTCGTCATCAGACATCTCTTCAGTGCGCTGGAATCCCAGACCGAACTTGACGGGCTTTACCGATTTCCGGTGACCTTCAACAGGGATGTCGAAGGTAATTGCTTCGCCTTCACCCATTGCCCGGAGTGCACCAAGAGGAGAAATCTCAGCTTCCGTGTAAGTCGAGCCCGCAGGGAAGTTGCTGATATTCGCTATCTTGGTAAACTCTTTCTCCATGTCTGCGTACTTGCCGTAGACCATCTTTGCAATTTCTTTATCAAACTGGTAGGGGTACGACGCCCTATTCATCGGTGCAGTTGGCATTCGCTACCTCCTTAAATCACCGCAACCGTGCTGGGGTTGAACCCAACAAGGTATTTCCTGGCAGTTACATCGCCAAGAACTCCGAGTATGATAACCCGGTTGCCATTGTTTGTGATTGTTCCGTCAATGGCTACTTTCAAACTGGAATCGAGATAGGTTGTCCTGTCTCCAACTTTCGTTGCATCACAGTTTGCAGCAGCATCGGCAGACCAGACCTGACCTGACTTGTGAGGAATTACGAGAACTTCCACACCATCAGAAGCGGCATGAGCCGCAACGCCATAGCTGTAATCAGTCCCCCCAGCACCACCGGTGATTGTCGATACACGGGCAGGGCCTCCGGCGGATGCAGCCGCTGCGAGCTTGACGACATCACCTGCCGCTATCGCTCCGGAAGCTACAAAAGGAACCATTTCTACAGTAGCGTTTGCATTTCCCTTGTACAGTTCAAATGCCATACTACCCTCCTAAAACCACCCTATTGTTCCTGGGGTATATCGGTCCAGTTTCTCCGGTCGTCTCCGCTCGCATCGAAACCGCCTTCCCCAATCTGAGCCAAACCGTTCTCCCGCCACATACCAGCCTTCTGTTCGTTCTCTTCGACCTTTCTTTTTTCGTTTCTTTCCGAAATTTCCTTAGGCCGAAGCATCAGAACAAGCTCAGTCTGACCGAGAGCACCCACTTCATGATGGCCACCCTTCGGTCCCAGGAAGGTCTTTGCCTCATCCGGGCTTGCAATGTGCCAACCTTTAGCCCTATAGGCCTCAATGTTGTACGGCGCAGCCCAGTAGTAGTCCATATCTTCCTGAACCTTCAGGCTCAGCTTGTCAGTCGCTGAACCTTTGGCCATTGGGTCTACCTTGAACTCTTCCACGAGCTTGGCGTGCTCATCGCCCCGCCAGGAATCGTGAAATTCCTTCGCTATCTCGTACCGTGTCCTGTTTTCTCTCGAAAGTTTCGACAGAACCGTGTCCGAGAGCTCGAGGAACCCTTCTTTCATCTCGAAATTCAGGATATCCCCGTTCGAATCCAATCTTAAGACAGTCTCCGGGTCAATTCCAAGGCCTATAATGTACTTACTGGGCCCAGAAGCAGTTATTGTCCCATTCTTTGAATTTTGTTTACCGGTTGCCATCACTTACCTCCATTCAACTTGCCTGTAGACTTCAGATGTTCGTACAAAAACGAGGGGTCTATGCCCTCTTTCTCCGCTCTATCCTTTACCCAGACTGGAATTACCTCTTTTCGAGGCTGTGCAGTCGTTGCCGTTCTCTGTTGCCCGGCCGGACTGTAGACTGCGGGCTTCTTCTGAAGCAGTTTTGGGTCAACACCGAGCTCCTGGAGTCTCTTATTGACCAGTTCTTCCACCTTATCCTGGGTAATCTCTTCTGAATGCTTCGCTTTTACCCTCTCAATGGCTGTCTGGTAGACTCTGGGCTCCTGAACACGCTCCTGAGGGGGTATCCTGGTCACTTCAGCCTCTATTTCATCCTTATACCGGTTGTAAATCTCTTTCTGTTCAGGTACTGCAAGAGCCAATTCCTTTGAAAGAGAGGCTCCTGTTGCAAACATGATGTCCAGAACCGGTCTAATCTGTTCTCTACTCTGTTTCTCAAAGGCTCCGGCAGGGTCTTCCATCCAGAGATTATTGAGATTTCTCTTCCTGACCTCCGGAGTTTCCTCTTCCTGCGGGGTTTGGGGTAGAATAACCTGTTGTGGTCTCTGCAGAGCAGCCTCAGCGACCTGCATTTTGGCCTGCAGCTCCTTCAGTTGAGCCTCAAGGTCTGTCTTATTCTGTGGACTTTCAGGTGCCGGTGCTGGAGCCTGAACCTCCTCAGCCTCTGGAGTGCCCTCAAAGACGTACTCTACCTTCGGTTCTTCCGGTACCGAATCGAGAATTGTGCTCTCATCAGCCATTTGTCTTCTCCTTTATCAATTCTTCCCCGATAAAATCGAGGTCAGCTAATTCCCTGCGGGCCTGCTCCAGGGCCGACTGGGCTCTGACCAGGTCCATTGGTTCCTTCTGGACTACCAGCCTGTTCAGGGCCTTGGACTCCTCCCACTGGAGAAAGCCCCTGACCAACCCCAGGCTGTCCAAATCCGCTTTGAATACCTCCAAAACCTCCAGTGGTACCTGTTCCAACATTATTCAACTCCTTTTTCATCGCCTGAACCTGTTCTTCTCTGACCTTGTCCATTGCCCTCAACTGCACTTTTATCTGGTCCACGAATGGCAGGAAGTCATCCGGGTCTCCGATATCGAAGAACTCCAGCATTTTTCCTGTCAACCCGGTCAGTCCAACATAGGTCGAGTTCAGCAGCTCCTGAATATCTGCATTCTGCCCGACTTGCGGGTTCATCTTTGCCCCCAGAATCTGCATCGATGCCTGGAAATACTGGTTATACATCTGCATTGCCATGACATAGTTCTGTTTCCTCGACTCATCCGTCCTGTTGATGTCCGTTGTCCTCACCGAGAATCTGAACTTTGTCGGCAAATCCTCTACATTCATGTCCAGTATCTCCTGGACAGCCTCTCTATCCCCTTCCGGAAGCCAGGACACATCGACCAGTTCTTTATTGGCCACACACTGATACAGCGCCAGCATATACACTGTCGACATGGACTGTTCAACATTCTCTAAGAGACTGTTCAGTATCGAATTTGCCTGCCCTGCCAGGAACTGAGTTCCTGACGCAGTCGCATTCGACCCGACAATCTTGTCGTTGAAACCGGCCATATAGTCATTAGCCCCGGAGACTCTATCCGCATCTTCCTTGGCCATCTGTTCTCCGATGATGCAGCCCTGGCTGATATCCGGGAACTCAATTGGTCTGAAGTCTGCCAGCGGGTCATCTACAAACATAATCTTGAACGGCTCCAGTGTGTCCTTCGGCCCAATTCCCGAACCTGTCCTTGCCAGGAACATCTTCAGCATGGCCAACTGCGTCCCGTCCAGTCTCATTCTCTGCAGCGCAGTCAGTGTCTCCTGTGGTCCTTCGACCATCTGGCATATCCCAATCCCGTACAGACTCTCCGGGTTGTCCAGATACGTCATTACCTCAATATCTCTCACCGACAGCGGGTTATACTCCGACCTCAACAGGGTCCCTGAATCCGGCTCGACCCAGAGAATCAAATCCTCCGGTACTCCATCCCCATCCAGGTCCCAGTAGCAGTAGCACTCGTAAACCTCAAACTCCTGATTCGCCTGTACCTGTCCAAGGCTCCCGACACCCACACCCTGCCGTTCCAGCTCTGCCTGTCTGTTATCGTCATACTTTGTTATTGCCTGCCCGAGAACTCCGTCCACATTGGCAAAGAATCCCTGGCCTTCCATCTGTTTCAGCTCATGATAGAAGTATCTGTATCTTACCCCGCACCATGGCGCTCTCTGAACATCCTTCCAGTACGGTCTCGTGAAGAAGTCTTCCAGCCGTATCGGCACTATCGCCGGTCCCTGCTGTCTCACATACTTTACTGTCTCCGTACCTCCGTTCCTTGTCCTCTTAAACGCCCATGTATCGTACTTGAACGGCACCTTAATAACCTGAGTTCCCAGACTGACGACATTATACGCAATCTGTTTGAAGTTCCTCTGAACATCGAGCCCGTATCTGTTCTCTGCCAGTCCCTTAAAAAATTTCTCCAGTGCCTGTGCAGCGTCATAATCCTTCGGGTCGACTTCTTCCACCGCTACCGGTGGTTTCTTGACCGCAAAAGCAGCTACCAGCTTTGCGAACACAGTCTGTACCTTCTGCATTGTCAGCGGAGGCACTACATTCGAACTCCGAATCCATGGAGTTTCCCTTACTGCCGAGTCCGGTACTGCCAGTCTCTGCTTTCTCCATTTATCCCATTTCTGCTCCAGTTCCTTTCTGTCTGACCCGTCTCTGACATCCGTAATCTCCGAGCACAGGTATCCAATAACTTCTTCTCTCTGGTCTCCCAGGATATCCTCATTCATAAAGACAGGCCGGACGAGCCCCCCTGCTTCAGACTGGGTTGGGGAGGTCTGGGACCGGTTGGACTGGGCCTGGGAGTTAAGTTCCTGCATGACATCGTTCATAGAATTGGTTGGCATAGGCTACTCCTTAGTATCCTGAAATGGTATTCACAAAGCGCCTCCGGCTCAGGAGCTTGGGGTCATCTTCATCGTCGGAATCCCTGGACTCAGGGTCCGCCAGAGGCTTATGGCTCTTGAAAACAGCGATTTTCAGCGCATCCAGCAGGTCCATGCTCCGGGACGGGAAGGTTCTTATCTCCTCTTGGAGCGTGTTGGCTATCTCTTTGCGGACGTACAGCTTGCCCTTTTCCAGGAATGGCTGAAGAATGTTCCTGATGGTGGCTTCCTTGTCTCCGAGTGCTGGCACCGGCAACAGGTTCAGACTCTTGCCCCGGAGCTCCTGCATCTGACGGGCTATCGGGATAAAAGCCTTGAAACCTGCCTGGGCCTCTGAGTAACTGGCCCGGTGGAGGACCCCGTACTTGTCCTTGAAAGAAGTCAGCCAGTCGAAAAAGACTGTCGGTTCGACATAGCCTTTGACCCCTTCGAGAACGACAATGACATCATCGGACCAGCGGGCTATCGTGCAGGCAGCGCTCTTCGAGGTCAGGACACTCGCCCTCTTGGAACTTCCGGCAGGGTCTCCCGCAGAGACGACATCGGCTGTCGTCAGGAACCTGGACTTCCCGTCCGGGAAGATGACTTCCCAGGTGCCTTCAGTTTCATTCCAGGAAACATCGACCTGCTTCAGGTCATAGCCTCCAAAGTCTCCTGGCCTCGCTGAATGTGGCTTGTTCTGATACTGGCTCCAGAATGTCCAGGGGTCCTCTTCCTGCAGCTTCCGGAGACTCTCCACTGAATACTGGTCAGGATAGATGCTCTCCCCTGCGCTGGTAAGGGCTGACCGGTAGTAGGTGTCCCATTCCCCAGTAGGGTCTACCGGATAGTCCAGCTCTTCCCAGTCTCCGGCATGGACTCTCGAGTGCAGCATGATGTCCTCGTAGGGGTCATCGATAGCGTACCTCGTCCCGACAACAAGAACTCTCGAGTGCTTCCAGTTGACGACCAGTGTCCTCATGTTTGAGCGGAGCCAGTTGCCCATCCGGGCCATGTCAGCACCGGAAGCATGGTTCGCATTCAGCATGTTGTCTCCGACGATATCGTCCGCTACAAACAGGTCGAGGTGAATCCCTTGAGAAGAGCCACCGGCAGTCAGGGCTCTTAAGTTCGGGTCAACCAGCTTCTTCTTCCTCGAAGCCAGTTCCAGGGTAATGTTGTCCCTGTTCTCCTTGATGTGCTCCGGGTAGAGCCACGCATGGAACTCATTGCTGGTAAAGGTGTTAATGACCGTGCTCACAAACTCCTGGGCTCTCTCTGCAATCTCGTGGGTTATGCCAATTCTCAAGTTAGGATTCCTGACCAGCTCCCAACTGGCAGCCCCGTGGGTCATTATCGTGGACTTGAGGGCAGACCTTGGCAGAAAGGTTGCTGCCTTCATTCCTTCCGTCGTTGTGACTTTCTGCCGGAAGTTGCACATATCGACATGCAAGTCAGTATTGAGAAGGTCATAAGGCCCCGAGAAGCCGGCAATGAACTTCAGGTAGAACCAGAGACTGACCAGCCCTGCCTGCCTCAGGAGCTGCCGTATCTCTTCTGAATTTCGGAAGCCACCCTGGCTCGTAATCTCTGTAATGGCCTGTTCGAGTATCTTCTTAGGGTTCGAGTCGTGAGAGAATATCGGGGCTTGAGGATGAGGAGCTATTTCCAGTGATGGCCAGTTCAAGCAGGGGCCTCTTCTCTTCCGAGAAGCTGCTGGAATACATCGACTCCAGCAACTGCAGCTCTGATGCCATCCGGGAAGGATACAAGGGCAACCGAGTCCTTATCCTGTTTCCTGACATCAAAGTGCCCGTACAGCTTCATGACAGAATCAGCAGCATCTTTCCTTACCTTCGGGTCAGCCTTGATGTCGGTCATAATGGACTCGTAGGTGGAAAGCGCTAAGAGCTCGAGTGATTCCTGTCTGTCTTCAATTACGGACATATAAAGCACTATACACCTGTTAAGTCGGGGAGTCAAGTAAAACCAGTTTGGCCCTGAATTTCATTGACAGTCTGGTCAGTCAGTGGTAGAATAACTTCAACAGGCCGGACGAGCAGACCAAGTTAGTTCTCCTGGCTTCGGAACGAGAACGAAGTCCTAACTTGAGCTACCCTCCTAAAAACTACCTTCTGGGCTCAGAGAGCCTGGGAGGTTTTTTTTGCTCTAATCGGGGATACGGCGGAGGGCTGCTCCGAGCTTGCCGAGAGTATTTGCGAGGGACACTGGCCGAAGGCCGGCTGAAGGTACGGAGACAGAGATTTTGAAGGACTTGCCAGAGGAATCGGTGCCCCTGGCGGTGAGGATGAAGCAGGGCCCATCGGAGACGGAGTCAGACTGGGTCAGGGTGAATTGGGTGACTCTGGCTTTAGACATCAGAGGCTCCAGGTTCGAGGATGGCAATGATGTCCTTAGACTCGACGAGGAGGACTGGAGTGTTCTTGAGGCGGGTGATTTCGAGGCCGCAGTCGAGTTCGAGAAGGACACGGTCTCCTGGTTTGACCAGGGACTGGTCAGGGCCAACGGCGAGGACAAGTCCATGTCGGGTAATCTGTTGGGAGTCCGGGGGGAGGAAGATGCCGGAAGGAGTGATTTGGGTGCCAGGGTCGAGATGCACAAGGGCCCTGGAAAGGGTTGGATGAAAACGGGTTAGGTCGGTCATGGGAGTCAGTATAGCACTGGATGGGTCAGGTGTCAATAAATGCGCAATGGATTGGTTTTGGCGTGGAGGAAAATTGAGGGAGTATGATACCCCCCTAGGCGCGCTCCGGAAACGGCATCTGGGTATGGGTTACCACAACCTGTAGTGTCGTCAGTCTGTCCACACCACAACCTGTAGTGTTGTTTGTGGCCCAGACACGACACGCAAGCGCAAAAAAAACTGGTCCATTTCTGGACCAGTCCAGTCCTAGGAATCTATTCTAGGACAGCATGTTGCGCAAGGACTCATGCGCTCGCGTGAGTATCCTGTACAAGTACGCGCGTGACACGCGATACTTGTACACCATATCCTTGACCGGCATGTCAAGGATATCCTTGTCAATCACAATACTCCGCTCCAGACTCGACAGGCTAGCCAACGCCTGCCGAACTGCTATTCTTTCTATCAATCCGTCTGAGAAGTCACTGCAAGCGATATCGCATGGCAGTGACTCCATTCTACCGGCAAGTACTTTTTCATTGTACTTGCCGACATTGACAATCCGCTCACCGTAGCGGAACGCATCCACTACGGAAGCAAAATCGTCACGGGTAGCAAGCGTCAATGCGCTTGCTACTTCCTGTTTATAGACACTTCTTGACCGCGCGCATTCAAGCGCACATTCCATTTTGGCCGTCACTTTGTGGCCTTCTTTATCAAGTTCGCTTCCGGTTTTGTGTTTGCCGGCAAACACTCCACAAAATGTGTTATTTGTGTGTCATTTGCGTTAAACAACGTCCATGACACACCATACCATGCGCTTTGCATGGGTCTATCATGCGCAATATTGCCCACAATCGCGCTTGCCGATATCCACAACGGCAAGTCAATTCTCTTCCGGCCTTCCTTTTCAATAGTATACTTTTCAGCATACTTCTGTAATGTCCCAAAAACTTCAGATTCCTTGTATTCACGTCCTGTATATGCGCACAAAGCGTCAAGGACCCACGCCAACCCAGCGCAACGATAATCACCGTACACCGAAAGGTATTCCTTCGGTGTCACGTTTTCCATTGCATCACTAAGCGGATGCAATGTTTTTTTTACTTCCTTCTTGCTTGCCATGTCAGACACTGCCGACAAATCACGCTTCCGAATTTCTTTCATCCTACACCTTCCTTTCGCGCAATTGCGCATTTGAAAAAACGTTCGGCCGATTTTTTCGGCCCTCACTTGTACAATAGGGCCGGTTGCCGATTTTGTCAACACAAAAAATCAAAAAATCGCAACATTCTTTTCCCACTATATTCCAGTTTCACTATATTCCAGTTTCGCTATCGCCCCCCAGAGTCTGCCTCTAAGAGATGCCACCTGAAGACGAATCCCACCAAAAGCAGGCCGGACGAGCAAACCGACTCCTTCAGCCTCCAAAACCACTACACAGGCTCCAGAAACTACTACACAACTTTAACATGTGCACTTTTTCATACACCGGCCTTTTGGGTTTACACAGGGCTTGACAGCCAATGTAATCGTTTACATGCCCTTGTGTATCCTTTTGTGCACATCCTAAACTACTCCACAAAACCCAAAACTACTACACAAACTACTATACAAACCCTGAACATATAGATAGTCATCTATGTAAACGTTTACATGTCCATTGCACATCGCACGTCAGATTCAGGACAAAATCTTGAAAAGCGTTGAATCCTTCGCAATATCTCCAATATCTCCACTGCCTGTCAATTGCGCATTGGCCACTTGGAAGTTACCGCATTCAGTGACATCCTTTGACATCCGTTGACATCTGCTGACATCCAGTGCTGTTCTTTAACGTGTCCCACTTCCAGAGTTTGTGCAACCGGTTGCACACCAATATTTGCAGGCCTTTTGTGCATGGTGGGACAGAAACCCTGTAGCATTCTCCACAGGGGGGTGGTTTATAACCCACTGACAGGCCGGACGAGCAGCAGTGGACACCTCGAGCACACCAGTGATGCGCATTTGGTCAAGCCTGTATTGACGCTTTTGAATGCGCCTCTGGACTGGAGTGGTATAGTGGGGGTGGGGTGGGGTCGGTTGAACAGAGCAATATAACAAGAAATATATATATTTTATGATATAATTCCTTATACTGTCAGTAATTGCTGTGTATTCTGGTAATTTCTGTCCCGTTTGGGTGTCGTCATACACGACCCTACACCTATGTCGCCCAACGTTACCTCCTAAACCATTCTCCGCCAACAACTTATTTTCAAACTACTATACATCTGTGTACTAAACTACCCTCCCCCCCGACCCCCCCACCACCCCTCCACCTACCCCTCCCCCTGAAACCCCCCCAAACCCCCTCGGACTCCAGCTCTTTCCAGAGCATCGGCGGAACCCCCCAAACCCCCCTCAAGTCCACTCCTCAGACTCCCCCAACCCAGACCTATCCAAACTGGTCTGCTCGTCCGGCCTGTTCCCATTCCCACAAACCCCCCAAACCCCCCAAACCCGACGAATTTTGTGGACGTTTTGCCGATTTCGGCCCATTGTATTTGTGACAGCGAAAAATTCCGCTGCCAGCCTGCCTCGCAGGCTATCTCCCGACAAGGAGTTGAACATGGATACACTAGACCTTTGGGTTAAAGAGTGGTTTGACGAGAGAAATAGAAACACCTATTTCTCTGGCCATGTCATTGTCGACTATGGTATGCCTTCAGAGAAGGTATTCCTGTTGCCGTTCCAGTACGGCTACGGTTCTCAATCAGAGACTGCAGCTATTAAGACCCTGCAGAAACAGGGCTTTCTCCCAGAAGACCTTGGTGGCAGTCTGTCCAACTACTGCTACCAGAATCGAATTATCTTGAGAGTCTTTAAAAAGACTCATTGCCCTCGAATCGAAGTCAAGAGGTTCGGGGACAATGAAGGAGATGTCCTATGAAAAAGATTATTGATGGAAAGGTCTACAACACAGGGACTGCCGTCGAAATCGGCAGTTTCTGGAATGGTCTTTCAATCCGGGACTTTAGAGAGCTCGAGGAGACTCTCTATAAGACCCGTTACGGGAGTTACTTTCTCTGTGGAGAGGGCGGCCCTATGACGAAGTATGCCAGGAGCAATGGCGACACGACATGGGGTTCAAGGGATATAATCCCTCTCTCCAGGGAAGAGGCCTTCGAGTGGGCTCAGGAGTTTCTGAGCTCTGACGAAGTCCTCTCCGAGTTCGCAGACCTCGTTCAAGAGGCCTGAAACCAAGCCGGCTGTCCAATGGACAGCCAAAGGAGACTTCAAATGAAGTATAGAAACATGAACACAAACGAGCTGTTCGACACCATAAAACAGCTTCAGGATGCCACTTTGTCCGCAGATTCAGAGAATTTTTCTCTGAATCCGCAGGTTCCTGAATCCAGGATTCAGGAAGTCCACGAGATGGAGATACTCCAGGACGACGAGCCCTGGAACCCCATCGATGAAGACCCTGCCTTCATCTGGCTCTTCTGCTCTAGAAAGTATGGCCTCAACAAGACCACTTTCTCTACTTCAGAAGAATTCAATACTCATATAAAAGTCTTTCATAAGGCCATCCAATGGTCCAAGTCTCATGGACTCTATCACCGAGTCTACGCCTATGACCACAGTGGTCTTTATTTCCAGCTCGATTCCACTGAAGGTCTTCCTGACCGCCAGTGGGATTGCTATCAAATCGGCATTGTCTTCGCCGACCCTGAGCAACTCAGAGAGCGCTTTGGATGGAAGCGCATCTCGAAGAAGAGACTTGGAGGTCTGAAGGCAATCCTCGACCTCGAGCTCAAGGAAGAGAACTCTTATATCTCCGGTGATTGTTACGTTCTTCATGACGTAGATGCCGACGATTTCATAGAGTCCGGTACTTATAGGACCTGTCTCCAAGTCGCTGAGGACCTGGTAAAGACAGGCAAGTATTACCTTGCCGAAGGCGGTGAAGTATGAACAGGATAGTCATAGAACCCGACAATGAGATTACAGAACCCATTGAGAACTCCATATTCACATGGGTCTTTAAAAATCCCTACAGGCCCTACAGGTTCGACTATAAGTCTACTCTTTACCGAAACAGGAGAAAGATATCATGGTCGAAGAAGCACGGCCTCTTCCACACCATCTCGTATGGGAGGTCTGGAGGTCTTGTCTTTGACTCCAACGACCCGACTATAGGAGTCGTCTTTGCCGACCCTGAGCAACTCCGAGACTCCTATAAAGTCTTAAGACTCTCTCCTCAGTTCATCGAAAGAGCAAAAGTCTATCTTCAGTACGACCTTGAAGAAGAAAACGCCTACATAACAGGCGACTCTTACAAAGTCCTCGATATCGACTCCAAGGACGACTATGGAGATGCCGTCGAACTCTACTCAGGCACTATGTCCGAGTGCTCTGAGTTCGTCGATGATGCCACCAGAACAGGAAAGTACCGGTACTGTGAAGACCGGCCAGAAGGAGCTTTCGATGTATTATAACCTGAACTTCAAAAAAACAGACCATCCCACCGAAGAAGTCTCTGTAATCTGGCATGGCCTCGAGTTCGATGTCGAACTTGCCTGTGAGAAGTTTTTTGACGACTTCTCAGAGACCGAAGGTTCCGACTGGTACATCCTGAACCTGACCATTGCCGATTCTGACAACCTTGTCGGGATGATGAAGTATCTTGACAAGTACGAGTTCCAGTGCCTCGAGGAAGAGGCTGTCGATAAACTCTTCTCTGAGTGGGACTCTATCCAGGCCGGACGAGCAGCCGACCAAGCCTGGAACTCAAGGTCTTAAGGAGTCTCCAATGGCCAGAAACATCAAGAAGTACCTAGTCAACGAGAGTCCTCTGTGGATTTCAGAACACAAAGGCAAGATGCTTGGCATTCCGAGTATCTCGACTTCGACCCTATCCAACAGGTTCTGCCAGTGCAAGTTCGCCGAAGTTTGCGATTACTGCTATGCCGAACAGATGGAGTCTTATAGACGGACTTTGCAGGAGAAACTGAAAAGGAACTCGGAACTTCTGTCCAGCCGGATGCTCTCTGAAGCCGAAGTTCCTCGATTCGTCCCGGGCCTGACAGTACGGTTTAATTCCTTCGGCGAACTCATTAACCGTACCCACCTGGACAATCTCGTCCAGATAGCCAGCCTGAATGAGGGCTGCTCGTTCGGCCTGTGGACAAAGCGCTATAACCTGACGAGAGGCTTGAAGAAGCCAAAGAATCTCTTTCTCATGGCCTCTGCCTATGGCCTCGATACTTATGAGGACCCGAAAGAATCTGAAGCCTTCCTGAAATCTCATCCTGAGTTTGACAGGCTGTTCGTTGTCTGCACGACCGGCAAGGATATCAACTGCAAGCTGGAATGCAACTCGTGCAGAGTCTGCTATCGGGCTGGTGGCCCTAGAGTCATCAGAGAGAACTTGAGACACGCAAGAATAAAAGGAGTTTAGCTATGGTCAGAGCATTCCAGAAGCTGCGGAACGATGCCGCAGACTATTTCAACTATCTTGAAAAGATGGTCAATGAGGTTACTGCCAAGGTACCTGAAATTGAGTTCTCCTGCATGTTTGTCCCTGGGGAAGCCACACTTCTCTTTGAGACTGCGGATAAAGAGGACTTCCTGAAGACCTTCAAGATTGTAGAGAGCTACTCTGGTATGCCTTACCACGAGGACACTTACAGAGAAGGCCCTGTCTACTCGAAGACCTTCACCAAGTCAGTCTATTTCCAGGACCTGGGAACTCTCCTCAATTACAAGTGTTCCTGGGATGAAGCTGAATATATCCAACTCGAAAGGAGCCACAAATGAAACAGGACAACAAAGACTATCTGGTTACGACAGACTACAGCAAATTCAAATCGGCAGCAGGCCAGTTCTTCAAGAAATTAAGATACATCGAGCTAGAGCTTGAGAAGTACGGACTGGACAGGGAGAAACGGGAAGTTATCTACGAACTGTATCATGGTACCGCAAGACTTGAAGTATCTCCAGAGAACTACACCAAGTTTGCAGAGTCAGTCTCTCTAGTCCAGAAGGTCACTGGAGAGAAACCTTTCAAGCGAGTCATGAACTTATCGAATGACCGGAAGAACATCTACTTCTACTTCGTCAATTCGGCAGTCTTAGTGGACTGCACAGGCACTGAGGAAGATATCAAACAAATTGAAGAACTTCTGAAAGAAACTGGGCTTGAGTATCGGGGAGACCCATGAAATCGACAAGGAGGTACCTAGAAACGTTCGGAAAGGACATGGACATGAAAGTATACCAGTTAGGGTATACGGACGGTTTTAAAGGCCCTTTAAGGGCCAAAGGAGAAAGAATATGATGAAGCATTACAGTATCCAGATTGAGGTTGATTACGACAACACAAAAAATCATCTGGGAATACCCATAGGCAGTTCCAAAGAAGACCAAGTAAAAGCCTTTGCAGGAAGGACCATCTCGGTCCTTGAGAAACTCTATGACCATCCGGAAGGACAGCAGGTTCTGGAGGCCATGCTTGAAGACTTCCAGTCCGGCAGGATGACCCCAGAAGACTTTGCTTTCTTAATTGTTTCTGGCTATGCCTACGCAGCAGAGACCATCGAATCCATGGGGATTAAGGAGGACGACCTTAATGACTAAAGACTATGACCTTAACCTGAAACTTCATCTCGATGAATCGGTCAACATCCTGGGCATTCCTGAAGATACTCCAGAAAGAGAACAGTCAAACGCTCTGATGGAAAAGATTGACCGGATTAAGAAAACCATTCTGAACTCAGAGAGTCCTGGACTCAGAGCAAGTATACTTGATGAACTCCAATCCGGAAACCTGACTTCTGATGACTGTCTGTTTCTTCTGTACTCAGGATTCCTGCACCTGCAAGTGCTCATTGGGATAGTGAAAGTTGAGAAGGAGATGGAAGATAAAGGCAAACAAGTCTAAAGGAAGCGCTCTTCTGCCAAATAACTGGAGGCCCCGACCCAATGACGGGCCACCATGGCTCTGGCTCTCCGATGGCTACTACCAGACAGCCTCGGAGAGGTCTTCAAACTGGCATCATACAAAACCAAAAGGAGGCAAGAAGCATGAAAAGTCCTGACCAAGTCATTCTCGGTGCAGGAAAGCTCGAAGGCCCTGTAAAGACCTTCCGTCAACTCAAAGACTTCTGGCTTAAAGAAAGACCAGTAGACCCTGCCACAGGAGAAGAAGTCCTGAGCTATCAGATTCGGACAGAACCTGACCCTGCAAGACCCGGCTATTGTTTCTGCTGTCTGAACGCAAGGCTCATCGACAGGAAGCGCCACACGGTGTATACTAAGTTTTTCCTTTACATCGAGGATGCCTTCTATAATGCCAATCTCATCAGCCTTCGCAGGGAACAGTCCAGAACCTCCAATCAGACTCCAGAGTTCGAGGAACCCGACCGAAACTATAGTGTCAGCTGGAAACAGCTCAGTTGCAGGGAGGATGTATAAATATGCAAAAGGCAAAATCCTATACTCTCCATGTCGAGAACTCCTCTGGCAATCCTGTCTCTCCATCCAAGCTGCTGGAAGTTCTGACCTTTCTCGAAAAAGAATCCGGCTGGCCTTTCAAACTATCCGGGGATTCCAAGTCAATAGTCCCTGAGAAGCCGATAGTCTGGTTCTCCGAAGAGGACGACCTCAAAGCCTTGGAAGGAGAGTTTCCTAACCTGAACATCTACGTGGAGGAAAACTGAGATGTACATAGACCCATTCCTGATGTTCCTAATCTGTCTCTGTGTCTTCTGTCTGGGAGTAATCTCAGTCATCTTCCAGAACGACATGAAAGGCAGGAAGAAATGATAGAAGCCCTGAGAGTCCTTGTCATTATCTTCTGCTCTTCAGTCTTCCTGTTCGCCATAGTCCTTATGGTCTATGACGTTATCACCGGTATAAGAGGCCACTAGAATGAACGGTCATGGTTACCATTACTATTCAGAGTATCTCCAGTGCCCACGGCGCTGGTACATCGACAACATCCTCGGCATAAAGCCCATCGAGAAGCCCTTCCCTCTTAAGTTCGGTTCTCTCTGGCATAAGGCAGTCGAGCAGGTCTTAAAGGGCACTCCTCTCGAAGTCATCCTTGAGAGCCTTTCTCAAGACGTCTCCAGGATACCCCAAGAGAAGGAGCTCTATTACCGACAGTTCCCAATCCAGCTCAAGGCATGGTCTGCGGGATGGCAGGCCGGACGAGCAGCCCTACCAGAACCGGAACTGCTGTTCACAGAACAGCCTGTCGAGACTGTCCTTTGGAATAACCAGAAGTTTGTGGGCATCATTGATGGAGCGGTTAAGACAGCAGAAGGGCTCGTGTATCTGCTGGAGCACAAGACGACCTCATACAGAGTCTCGAAGACACTGGAGTCCCTCGACCTGGAAGACCAGCTCACCGCCTATCTGCTCCTTGCTAAGAGGGCATGGCCTGATATGCCACTGGCTGGAGTAATCGTTGATGTCACCGGCTTTTATGAAGGAGCTCCAGTACCGGTGTTCTCGGTACTGACGAGGACTGATGAGGAGATGTTCGACTTCGAGCAGGGCTTCTCAAATCTCATCGGGCAGGTTGAAGACAAAGTAGCCCAGCTTCCGTCCAGGAATCCATTCGAGCTATTCCCACGGAATGGTGCGTGGTGCTCTATGTTCGGTTGTTCCTACAAGAATGTCTGCCGTGAGCATCTCGAACTGAATGAGTTCAGTCCGGAGTGGTTCTGCTCGTCCGGCCTGCTGGTAGAGGATGGTCATGAAGACTGAGAGGATTGAGATGACGGTTCTGGATGAGAACAAAAAGGAGGAAGTCATTGTAGTGGACAACGAGGAGATGGCAATGGATTACTGGCGGCTGTGGAGAAAGAACAATCCGGATAAGAGACCGGGAGTTTTATTGAGGATTTTGAAAGGAGGTTCAAAGTGAACTACAAGGTTGGAAAGATTGACGGGTACTCAGAATTGATAGAGATGTACAGGCCGGAAAAGACAACCACATTCGCCTGTCTGGTGTACGGGTTATCAGGTTCGGGGAAGACTACGTTTGCAGCAACTTTTCCCAAACCCTTTTTCATTGATGCAGACAGAGGGATGAGGTCAGTACAGAAGGAGTTGCCGAGACTGCAGCTCCAGGATACGGAGACTCCGTTCACACTGATATTCAACCTGCTGGCGGATGCACTCAATCACAAAGGACCATTTGCTCAAGGTCAGGTTCTAGATGGGATACAGACAATAGTTATTGACTCGATAACGAGTCTCATTGACGACTATCTGGCTCCAGAGACAATGGCCGAAGCGAACAGGAACATACTCAAGGACAAGCTGTCCTATGATGAGTATGGAAAGATACAGTCGAGACTGACTGCTCTGTCGAGTCTGATTAAAGACCTGTCTCATGAGTATTGGATTGTGACGACAGCCCTCGTAGAAGAAGAAAAGGACGAGGCATCAGGAAGACTGGCAGGGAAGCCGAAGCTCACCGGAAAGTACCGGGACAAGATAATGGCGGACTATGACGAGACGTACTACCTGGAGAAGTCGGTACCGGTTCAGGGAGGTTCGGAGTATCTGCTGTATACAGAACCGCATCTGTGGTATCAGGCAAAGTCAAGGCTGCTGAAGCCGGTAAAGGTCATCAAGGACCCAAGTTATCAGAAGCTCGTTGAGCTTATGAAATAGCTGGTCATAGAGACCGGCAAAGTTTTATTAAATCCTATAGGAGGGATTTATGTCAGTGATTCATGTGAGAGGACTTTCGACGGCACCAACATCGGACATTTTTGACAAGGGACGGTATCTGGCAGAGATTGTCTCGGCAGAGCCGGTAGTTTCAAAGAATAAAGGGACTCCAGGGATTAAGTTCGATTTCCTGATTCTCCAGGGACCGGTACAGGAGTCAGGTTCAGAGCCTGCAGGACGGCACCTGTTCTGGACGATGTGGCTTCCAGAGACTGGCCCAGGCTATGCGATGGGCCTTACCAAACTGGCGAGATTGTGCAAGGCTGCCGGCATTCCTCCTGAAGATGACTTTGACTGCGATGTTGTCACAGGACGGAGGGTTATCCTGACAGTCAGGGTGAGCCAGTCGGACAATGGAGAAGACCAGAATGATATCTCCAGCTTCAGTGCCTACAAAGAGACTGATGCTGTCTGACCTTTGAACGAAGGGCCCAGGTTCTCCTGGGCTCTTTAATTAAGGAGCTGTTATGTTTTATGACTTTGGAGAGATAGAGAGGTTGTGTAGGGACTCTTTCTATTCGTACACAGTCAAAAAAGAGGATATCTTCTTCAGGCCGATACCAAGAAGAGCCTACTGGTTCCCGAAATATACCGAATACTATGGAGGCTGGCTGAACAGCAATGTCTTAAAGGCATGGAAGTACACATCAATGAATCCAGAGTATATCACGCGGGCAATAGAAGACATTATGCAGTATAGGCATTCCGAGAGTATAACATTTTATGGAGTCGGAACATCGGCAGCGTTTGCATGGCTGTCCTGGCTCGAAGCTACGCTTAAATATTCCTGCAAGATGGAAGAGAACAAACCCCAGTTCAGGTGCTGCCTCATAAGACCGAAGAAGTTCATTGCCCAAGTGCCGGTAAATCTGCCGGACTTAAGTGGGAGCTATAAGACTGACTTTCCGCAAGGAGCTCTGGTTAGAGATGCGGACTATCTGGGCAGGCTGATGCCAGGAGTTCTCATTGTCGATGATTCGAGAGAAAAGGCTCTTGCGTCAGGGGTACCATTCGATACTTTCCAGGAGTACAGGGACAAGGAGAACTGGCCGGATTTCAAAGATATCGACCAGGCATGGATACAGAAGATATCGACAATAGAGGGATAGTATGCTAGAGTTAAAGAGGAGGCCTGTATGATTAAAAAGACAGGTTCGTACAAGGGCAAGTCGAACAAGTTGGGCTATGGCGGAAGGTCAGCTCAACTGAGAGACCAGGGAGTCCCTGAAGGTGTCATCGGCAGTCTAGCAAGAAAGGCACAGGCAGCTCCAGGCCAGAAGAACTATCATGGCGGCAAGAAGAAGGCTGCCGGGAAGAAGGGTTCCTGATGTCGCTGGAACAGGGCAGAATCTTATTCAGGACAGGGACTGCTGCAGAGTGGGCATCCCGTGGAAACTCGATAGTCCTTGCCAAGGGAGAGCCAGGTTATGACTCTACCAATGGTGTCATCAAGGTAGGGGATGGTGTCCATACATGGGCAGAGCTCGGAGGGAACCATTGGACCGACCCGAACCCGACCGAAGACATCGACAGGAAGGTAACTCCTGACCAGAAGGCTGCTCTATTAGTGACCTGGAAGACAATCCAGGCCGAGTATCCAACCATCCTCCAGCGGGCCCAGGCCCAACAGATTTCTCAAGGAGTCATCACTCCCTACATGACTGCCTACTCCAACCTGGAAGCCTATCTCGAGCCCATCCTGTCCGACATGACCACCATGACCATCCTGAACGAACCTTTGGGCTCGTCCGGCCTGTTTGAGGCCTATGCCGGTTTCAGAGAGTCGGTCTTAAACGAGATTAATAGGAGCATCAACGAGGTTACTTCGAAGGTATTCTTCGAAGAACCGGTAGGACCGTATAAGAAGGGAGACCTGTGGGTATCTGATGGTGTCCTGTTTCAGGCGGTACAGGACAGGGGTGAAGGCGAATTTGACCTTGCAGACTGGATATGGTGTATCCGGTCAAATGTTACTGTAACGATAATGAGCTCGAATGGAGACAAGTTCAGGCCAGGACAGAGCACGACAACGGTCCTGACTGGAAGGCTGTTCAAAAATGGGGTTGAAGTTACTGATGAGTATGACTCAAGCTGCTTTAAGTGGACCAAGAAGTCGCTGATACCTGATGCTGCTGGTGATGCAATGTGGAATGCAAATCACCAGAGCGGGTTCAAAAGTGTTGAAGTTGGGATTGATGATATAAACTGCAGGGCAGTCTATACATTGGAAATATTGGAGGTATAGGTATGGGAGTAGTATCGACAGGGTCAATCACGCTGTATGACTATAATGATGCAGCGCCGGTAACAGCGTTTATTAACGCATCGAAAGGATTAAGTCAACTCTACACAAAAGATGAGTCGCTAGTTACGTATAACCCGGATTATACGTCAACACCGAACGTCCTTACTGCGTACGTCTATGTCAATGGAGTCAATGTCGTTGGTAACCTGGCAAACCGGAAGTGGGGGACTACACTGGGTGGTTCTGACCTTGGAACAGGAGTTTCGACGTACAGCAAGAACACAAACATCGACCCGGCAAACCCGATTTACAACGTGTACTTTGAGGGTGATTACACTGACCCGATTACGATGCTGGTAACCCATGTTACTGCACAGATTACACTGAACTCGGTAAAGTCGGGAACGAATGCGGTATTCCTGCAGGTCGATGGACAGTTAGCTATTGAGCCAAACCCGACTGGGGGGGCAAAGACTCAGGCTACGGTGACTGCACATTTAATGAGAGCTGCTGGTGAGGACACTACTGGAGTAACCTATAAATGGTTTGTATCTCCGTTTGCTGCTGCTGACCAGCTTGATGCAAACCATGCGCTTGTTACTGCGTCTAAAGTTACGTTTAAGAACACTGCCGGAGGCGCTGCAAGTGCTCCTGCTGATGGTACATGGGCAGATGTTAAGAGTCTTGTCATCAGAGAAGATGCAGTGCCAGATATGCTGCTGCTGCAGTGCCAGGCAAAGGATGCTGATGGAAATGTCTGGTTGTACAACTTTGTTGTTACGGATATCTCTGACCCATACGATGTTAAGGTGCTTGGGCAGAATGTGTTCAAAAACGGGAATGGTTCCTGTATCTTAACACCTAAGGTCTATTATGGCGGTGCTGAGATAGATATCGCTAACTATACCTTCAACTGGAAACTGTTTGACAGGAACAACAAGAAGTCAGGATTCATCGATACGACAAAAACGCCATCGGCAAAGGTGATATCGTCACATACAACGGGGTCTGCTGCTGCCTTCACGATATCAGTTGCTCTGGCTGCTGCTCCTGTAGCTGGCGATGTTATCAGGGTTATCAGTGCGGACGGCCTGTCGATAGAGAGTTTCGAAGTTGGTGCAAGCTCAACGACAACGGTCATCAATATTAGACCGTCTGTTAACGGGTTCTCGGTAAACTACCCGGCAGCGAACCAGTACAACAACGGAAAACTCTGGATTTACAAAGGCACTGGAGCTACAGCAGGAGTCGCAAACACAACAGGTTCGGCCACATACACAGTAACTGGAGATGATATCGATGGGTCGGGAACTGTGTTTCTCGAAGCAGTGAACCCGAACTTTTAACTGAAGAAGGTACAGATATGGGAGTCGTTTCGACTGGCTCGATTACTTTATATGATTACAATGACCAGAAGTCGGTCAATATCCTCGATTCATCGACATGGACGGTCGGTCGTTCCGGCTCCCAACCCGGGTTCAATGCACGTGGTACTGCGCCAGCAACTGAAAACTCTATTGTTTTAGGTATTGACCAGTTAGGCCGCTCGAACCCCCTATGGAAGTGTGTTGCTAATACAGCAACACCAGATGCTGATGATGGTGGATGGGAAACTGATTATTTCGGTGTATCAGATACAAAGACGTATCGTTTTGTGGTTTATTTGAAACGCGACACGATAGATGGTTATAATGTATTTGGTTTACGTTCAAATGGTTCTTGTGATGCAGTAAGCCTTAATGGGAATGATGTTACCTTCCCATATTTCTTTAATGGTGACCCACCACAAACAGGGCGTTGGTATGTTCTTATAGGTTATGTGCATCCATGGAACACTTCAATCACTACTTCTATTGGTGGCGTGTATGACATGGTAACTGGCCAGAAGGTGGTCAATGGTACTGACTTCAAATGGAAGCAAGGAACGACAGAGGCATTACACCGTATTTATTATGCCCATTGTGCGACTTCTGGGTCGACTTGTTACATTTGTGGACCACGCGTCGAAGTCTGCGACGGCTCCGAAATGCCTCTCGAACAGCTCCTTGCAGCCTCGGCATCGGATTACCAGCTTACTCAAATGGCTTCCGATGGGATAATTACCCCCCAGGAAAAGACTTCTTTCCTCGCCCGATGGTGCGAAATTATTAACGATACAGCCTGCACAGCTGCGCTCCCGACAGGAGATACTGCAACTGTTGGCGATGGCGAATTTAAGCGGTTAAGAGCTCAGGCTGTTGCCTGTTCGAGATGGACTCCGACGCTAACTGGTTCGAGTGCAAAGGCATACTACGATGCCTGTGAGGCTTTAAGAGCATATCTCTTCACAACCCCCGGAGTTTTACTGGCGGCGAACTGGAATAATAACATTACCATTGACAAGACAACATTCATCGGGTTATGGACAGCACAGGTCGGAGCGGCTGTAGACCTGGAAAAGGATATCATTGCTTCTCAGGTAAAGTACCAGTATTCGGTCGACGGCTCAACGAATTGGCATACTGTGTGGACTGCTGGAGACCTCTATATGAGGACTTCGACTGACAATGGAACGACATGGAGTGCTGCTATTAGGATAGTCGGAGAACAGGGTCAACAGGGGATATTTACCGATTTCAGGTTTGCAAAGAATACCTCATCATCTTCAGCACCGGGCTATACTGCAAACGCAGATAATCCAGGTTCAAACTGGTATGATGCGCCGCAAACTCTCGGAACTGGTGAATATCAGTGGATGATTCAATCCGATTGGAGAGCTTCAACTAGACTGACTAACTGGACTGCGCCTGTCAGGCTCTCTGGTGAGCAAGGACCTATTGGTCCTTCTGGAATCAATGGACGGGTTGTGAACCTGACTGCTGGAGTCCTTGCTTTTACGTACAACTCGGCAGGCTCTTCACCGACGCCAGCGAATACCACCGTTACTGCCAATACGGCAAATACACAAGGAACCGTTTACTATAACTTCATTGTAAACGGCTCTTCGGTTCAGAACACAACGGCAAGTACGCTGGCCTATACTCCGCCAGCTTCAATGACCTCAATGCCGCAGACCATTACCGTCGAGATTCGGGAGGGAGCTTCTACCGGAACCGTTCTTGCATGGGACCAGCTTACCATGGTCGGAGTAAAGCCAGGCTCTTCGGGAATAACGTCGGTTCTTCCAAACGGCTCTGTCTCATTACCTGCCGATTCAAATGGAGTTGTCTCAAGTTATACCGGTTCAGGGACAACGATCCAGATTTATGAAGGTTCGACACTGCTCCAGTACAATACAGTCTTAGCTGCGGGCAAATTCACAATCGGAACGCCGGTTGTAAGTCCTTCAGGAAAGATTATCGTTGGGGCAATCTCAGGCTCAGGGACAACGACAGCAACGGTAGCTGCTCACTCAGCAATGGATTCGGCGACCGATTCTGTCCAGATCACTTATCCGATTACTGTCCAAAGAGCTGATGGCAGTACGGTATCCTTAAGCCTTACGCAGATGATTACCAAGAGCAAGCAAGGCATCCAAGGTCCCCAAGGTGTAGATGCCCCGAAATGCCTTGGCCTCTTTGCGTATGCGAGCATCGGAAGCTGAACGGGGCATCTATCAGTACAATGGCTCCTCGTGGGCTAAGGTTTCCAGTCCTTCACCAGATCAGGTTTCCCGATGCTTTATGTTTATCCTAACTGCCATCTCAACAGCTACCTCAAACCGCAAAGACTCGCTTGGGAATTCCTTGACCGTTGCCTACGGAACCAGCGCCGACTACGTGCCGAACTCGACCAACTTTGAAACCCTTATGGTCAATTTCCTCTATGCCAATGTAGCCTACATCACCGACCTGCTTGCCCAGAATATTACCCTCAATGAGCAGGGCTACCTGAAATCGCACAACTACGCCGAGGACGCCAATGGTTATCCTACCGCTGGCTTTATCCTTGACGACCTGAAAAACATCATAAAGTCCTTTGGTTCCCGGTTCACAAACTCCTACATTAAGGATGCTTACCTTGATAATGCTTTAATATCAGGTGAGCTCAATACACCGGAGATAGCAACTCATGGTGCATTTTCAAGAACTTTTAATGCTCCTTCAAGTGGCAATTATTCATATAACGATGTTGATTTGGTCTTAAAAATGCCTGTTAACGGATGGTACACTGGTAACGGGACATTTAACGGTAAAGTAGTAGCTGATGTAAGAAAGACATATTCTTCTTCTATAATTGGGTACTATGTGCATTTTACCGACGACTCTTCTTTATGGATCATGTCTAATG